AGTTAGACACTACCCGTTATTCCCTTTACGTCTGACAGTACCTTTTAGAGCCCTCCTTATTATATTCATTGACAGACACGTCTAATGTGCCTTTGCAACCGCAAGTTTAAGATTGCGTTCAAGACGCGATTGAAAGCGTCTGTCAACTACATCTGCAACAGTTTGTTCAAACCTCCAAGACGGTTTATATCGGGCTCGCTTACTGAATATGTATAACAACTCTAACGGATAACGCTTGACACCTGCACGTCGTACAACTATAGGCACGTCTGATCCTTTACTCCTGATAACAAACGGCTGTCCCTTACGTCCACCCCTTGTTGTACGTGTCAAGCCTCCTGTGAGCGATACACCTCTTCGCTTTCCTATATACCCTTGCAGTAGCGTACTTACCTTCCAACGCTTGCGTACACGTCCAGTCCCTGTCCTATATGCTTTTGTCAATAGTGTCTGTCCAGGTTGTGATAAAGCCCTTCCCCTGTCCGAACCTTCACCTCCACTATTCGGCGTTCGTACACCCCCCTCTTCATGGATCGGCATAAAGCCTGAGATAAGAGGCTTTGTGAAAACCGCTGTTGTCCCTTCACCTGTTGCCCGAATGTCGCTCTTTTTTGCACTTGTAAAACTGACACCTCTTGGTATGAATTCCCCATGCAACTTAAAGGCCTCTCGTGTCCGCTTGCGTACCGCTTCGGTTGCTCCCTTCGCAATCTCTGTCAACGTCTTTGCAAGAGCGTACGGGAATTGTTCCAATTGAATATCGGACAGACCCCTTCGTGTCTCCGCTGTCAATGCCGTTACTCGAATGTTAATCGCTTGATAATCTGGCATAGTATACTCCTTTACATTTTAATATAAAGAATTATTTACTTTGAAAATCATTCCACTCTTCTTGCACCTTATCCCAATCCCAACCGTTGAGATCGATTGTCATTCCCGTATAGACACAAAACATTTCTACATCACGAAGCAATTCTTCATCTCGGCTATCCAGAGCGAAATTCAATCCGATCGCTTCGAAGACTTTTTCGACAATCGTGCTATCTAACGTATATTTTTCCATCTCAACCTTTTTTCCTTTCACTGTTTTATTCATTTTATCCATATTGACTAATAAACGGCTCTTTGCTGTAATGATGAACATTACTGTCCTACATTCGGTTCCACGTGTATTCAGGTAAACAGACATTTGAATGTCTACCTTATGTTCACCATCATAAGTGTCTAACACTTTTTGAACCGCTGTATTGAAAGCACTTTCATCGCCATCGTTGTCAATGTCGTAAGCAAACGAAATGATCTTATGCTTGAAGTTTAGACTATTCATTACATATTCCTTTCAATCTCATTACGTTCTATCAATGATTTTCGATAAGCAACATCTAACACGTTCTCACGTGCTTGAATCTCTTCCGGGTTCGTTACCGCTTCACCTTTGATTTTTGCAATAACGTCCTCAACATTGTAGTTTTTACAATGTATAATATTGTCATTGCCGAAACCGTTTCCGAATTGAACGTCTACCGGCATACATTCCGGAAAGTGCTTTACATTCCCACAACCATTGCAGATATGTATCGTTTCATCATGTACTGTCATGCTTTACCTCCTTATTAGTAATATACAATATTATCTTAAGCTTTGCACTCGAAACGGCATTCCACCTTTCCGTATTGTGTCAAGCAGTGCCCGAACGTCCTCACCATTGATCTTTTTCCCGATCAATGATAACCATTCTTTTCCTGCCTCTTCACTTACTTTTGCAATCCATGCTTTTTCACGCGGTAAGTGATTACACAATGCTCGCAGGTATCCTTGCACTTCTTCAACGGTCAATTTCTGGCGATTCGCTTCTGTCGTTGCATCGAAGAATACTTCTTCATAGTAATAACACAAGCGATCAAGGATTTGTTCCCTCAAAACACCTTCCTTTTCACCTTGATCCGCGGTTCGTGGTATCGCGAATATTATGCCTTTTGGATTGTCCTTTCGCACAAGTGCAACCATCCATTTTCGAGGATTACGTCCGTCAATGATCTTTCTCATACATCAATCCTTTCTTTTGTGTTTAATTGTTCTTTGTTTATGCTTCATTACCTTATCCTTATTATCATTCCTTACAGATGGTAAATAACCGCGCTCCCACTCATTCGGTTCCAACCATTTACCTTCCACACCAGTGAACGGCATCATGATCCCGATTGCACGTTGATCCATTGTCATATTGATCGCTCTTATGACAATGTAATTGTCTTTTGTAAATTCCACCCAGACAGGATTATCTCCACTTGAATCGGGAGCGACTTGCGCTATTGCTTCCAACAACACGATCAACCGTTTCAAGTTAAGAACGATACGTTTGTTTCCTGGTGTTGCTTCCTCATCCGCAGTACAAGTTTTCATAGCTTCGGCGAACAGCCTTTTATATTCCAAATAAGCCCTTGTGTAAAGCTTCCCCGTTTTCGATGTTCGCTCCTTACCGTCTGTCATTGTAAAACGGCATTTACGTTCGTCATCCTTTATCGGTTCAATATTACAATGTTCAAGCAGACCACCATAAGCACGATCAGAAGGAATATATTTCAGTATGTCCTTAATGCTGTCCGCATTGACAGTTAAGCCTTTATCTGGTATTGTTCCTTTTTCCTCAAATATATTCCCTATCTTTTTTCGTACCTTGTCACTAATTGGCGAAACAGCTAAAAACATTTTCCCGCCAATCCCTACGGTACTTCCATCCCTTGCTATATGAATATTATTCAAAGCGGGAATCTTGTCATCCGCTTTCGTGGTATGCACCACCATTAATCCTTGTTTACTTATTATCATGTTCCCAACCTTTCCATCCCTTTTTAGCGTGAAACTCTTCAATCTCACGTTTTACTGCTTCTATACGTTTTTCACGCTCTACCGATAAGCTGTCTCGAACGTAATCTCGACGTTCACGCAAGCGTTCCATCTGCTGTTTACTTTGCTGATATGTCATTACACAATTCACCACCAGCACGACAGATCCTGCAATCGACACACAGAGCGCCATTGAAAACACCACGATCAACATAATAACCAAGGTTCGCAGCTTATTCATAAACTTCTCAATCGCAGCTAAATTACTGAACAATGATTCCATTATCGAAATAGCCTCCCGAAAGTATCTGTCTTCTGTATCTTTATTCCGACCATTTTCATTTTTTCAAGGCATTGATAAAAATCAACACTATCAAGAGTCAATTTTACTTTCACCTTATTATGGGATACATCTTTCATACTCCTGTGTATCACTTCTCTGTCTATACTGAAATAATTAAAAAGAATTTGTTCTACAACTCCAGCGTCTTTAATACCTCCCCCAACAATGAGCGTCTTAGTAGTAATACAATACTTCACTCCTATAGGACGATCATTCCTATTCCACCAGTTATCTTTCAACATAAGCGCCGAACTACTTGAAAGATCACTGTCCTGCCGTTTCCAATCTTTACACAACTCCCAGATGAAGTATTTAACGTATACGGGTTTCATTATGTGTCAACCTCCTTTACTTTTGTATATTATCAGTAATCAAGCATAAGTCTACTTTTTAATAATTCAGGACAACTTCTCCAGAACGCCAGTTTTCATAACCCCCCCCTTTCACTTCCATCCGTCTGTGTCTTTATTCGATTTTTTTCCTTTTTCATCATATAAGACATTGTGTACAATTTTTTTTTCTCCTTTTAATTTATATATTACTTAATAAAATAATAAGAAAATCATTTTTATCATAACGTAAACAAAGAGTCAGACACAGACTGTTGGAAGTATATGTATACCCTTATGATAACTGGCGTTCCGGCGACCCGTATTCTACCTGAATAAGACGTCATTCTATCAATTCCTTCAATTTCCTTATTTATCATCCGTAAACGAAAAACCCTTCCAACCGTCTGAATCATATTTTCACGCTTTCTCACACTTCCATTTTATCGATTTTCAGTATAATCCGTCAATCGCTTAAGACACCTTCTTCACTCAGACGGACCATCACATTTTCTATTCCAACCGTCCTGCATTGACGAAATATATCACTCCAGAGATGGAACCCTTGTAAAGACGTCTCGTAAAAATTTGGCACCGTCACTCCAAACTTTGTGCCGATCTTAATGTCATTGAATCTGTCAAGTAAGTATTCCGACATTTTTTCGCTTATGGTAAGGTAGTCTATACAATTGTTGCCTTTCTCCGGTTGACAATAATCAACAATAAACCCTCTTAACTGTTGACAAACATCATTCACGATTGCCATGCCTGGGAGTTCAAGCGCAAGATCGGAATAGACATTGTGCTCGAATCTGTCCTGACGTACAAACGGCATTCCGTACATAACGAAATCCCCTACTATATCCATTGCCGTCCTCTGAAAGTATCCACACATAATATCATCAAACCGATTGAAGAAAGGACTGACGAAAGACACTGGGAGCAAGTACGAAGCGATCGCCGTGTTCTGGGTGTTAATCGGGCTCCACGTATCTTTGTCAAGCGCAAAGCGCAAGTCTTCAGGTACGTAGAAACCGGCATTCGGCAACTCCAACCGCGTAACCGCATCTACATCGGGATCTCCCAACCAGACGCCTTGATTGACGGCAATCCTTCCCATAACGTCTTTTTTGACAAATGAACATTCCCGTTCCGATTCCTGATCCCTACGTTGTTCATAAGGGAATCCCCTCGGATAGAAGTAGTCGTCACATTGAAACTCCTCACAGTAATTGAACCATCCCGATGCAGATGAAATCATCCGCTTGATCCGACGAAATTGACTTCCGACAATCCTGTGACTTCCCAGAAAATCATGTTCATCTATAGGTATATTATCAGCATCTAACCGAATGATCACTTCCGCTCCCGCAAAGTAAGCATACAAATCCCCGACACTCCGTCGCGCTATACAATTGAAAGGCAACCATGCAGCAAACGGACCACCTCCCGGCAGTAAGGTTAAGAAATCATATTGTTTGTTCAAATCCATATAGACAAACGTACTGTCTATCCCTTCATTCATGCACCGTATCGCCGACGCCCGAATACTTTGCACCAGCGACGGTGGTGTTTTTCTATCCCCAGTGATAACGTAAAGTAAAGGAGCAGTATGTTTATATTTCAATCGATTCTCTTCGATTGCGTTAATCAATTGTGTAAGATCCGGTGCGATTGTGGTGATACTGATTGCGATAGGATAGTCTTTCATACAGGGCTCCTTTTTGTATTGTGGTATGGTTGATATTTGTAAACTACGTTTCCTTCTGCATCACGCTTGACCGGTCGAAACAAACCGGCAAAATACTTGTATGGACTTTTTGCGCTGTTTGGATCATTCCATATCGATTGTAAATAATCATATACGGTCTCGTTCCAACGTGTTGTTCTCGAACGGCTTCCGACTGTATTGAACCCTTCACAATAGCGATAGAGTATCTTTTTGTACATTGCCATCTGTTCATTATCGATATCGGACCAATAGACAAGACCGTCTGTACGCGCTTTTGCTATTTGTAATAATTCGGTATATTGCGCGCGACTGTAATTCCAGCTATTCGGAAGACCACAACAACTCCCGCCGTCACATTGATCCTTCCAATGAGCATCCGACACATAGAAACGCATTCCTAATTTATGTGTCAAGTCGCGCATCTTTATGATATACTTCTCTTTTAATTTCCAATTCAAACGTAAATATCCCGCCATTCCAGGACTGTTTACTTTGTAAAATTTGTGGATATCAATTCCTAACGCTTCTGTCATTTCATCATAGCGTTGGATGGTCTCAGCAGGAGCACGATCCTCCAGACAGAAGAACTCTGTTGATACCGCTGTCGCACCCTGTTCATGTGCTTTACGGATTAGTTCTAAATACTGTCCGTCAACATCCGACATCCCTATAATGAACGGACGCAACCGTAAAGTAACTCCACCGGGACAGATACGTGCAATCTTTCGCATTGCAAGCAATCGGGTCGCTGGGGATGGTACTCCCTTCTCAATAGCTGCGGCGATGTTTTCATCCATGTTGATAATTGAAAATTTCGTGTTCCAATTCTTTTCACCCTTGAACAGTGAGACATATCGATCATCCTCGGTCCACCACGTTGACTTCGTCGAAAAGCAGATAGGATAGTGCATCGCTGATAAATGCCGCAAAATCTCGAGTCCTACTCCATACTTTTTTTCGTATCCGTCAAATGGATCTCCCAGTCCTCCCCATTGCATAGTAATCCGCTGGTTGATGTAGTCATTGAATTGCGCTTTCACTCCTTCTTTAATTTCACCATTGAAGAGCTTTACAATTGTATTCAGCCGGACAGATCGGATAGGATTCGATTGATACACCTTTCCCATCTCATTACGCATCCGGTAATTGTACGCTTTCAGACTCTTCTGGAACCATGAGAAACAATACAGACAATTAAATGAACAATGATCGTATTGATCAAAAGTCATCGGCATAGAACAATCTGTTATTTCACCAGACCATCTTGGTGAACAATATGTCTGTGAAATCTCAGGCTTTTCACGCTTTACTTTCAGTATCTTTTTAAGCTGCATCGCTTCCCCTTTTCTGCCCGTATTCAGGCCAGACACGTAGTATAGATTGTTCTGTTGCACTTTCAATTCGATAATCTCCAACCGATCCACAGGCACAATGCATATCGCTAATTGCGAAAAGTGCATCTCCAGGAAGTATAGATTCTTCCGTACAGTTTTTACAACTAATAATTGCAAAAGCTCCGGCAGGACATTTATCGTTTTCTTCGTGCTTTGTTCCACACGTTAAACAATGCTTTACCATGTATAATCCTCATTTCGTTACTTTGAATTTAAGCAGTATCTCACTTCCTTCACGCTTTGTATTCCTGAAAACATACTTCGGATACTTATTCAGTAAGTAAAGCACTTCGGCCTCTTCACGATCTCGGTTGCGTACTGTTTGCAATCCACCAGCATTGCTCTCATACTTTCCCTTTACACAAACATAATTGAATCTAACTACTTTTCGGTATCGTAGTATATGTTGTATGGTGAAAGCGTAATCAACTTTACTATTCAGGTACGGATCGAACCGTTCCTGTCCTACCACAATTCCCATAAACATCCCGACGATATGAGAATGCGGCACTATCGTCCTTGACATAAAATAATGATTGAATACCGGATATACTCCCCAGAGGTTCGTACCATTCTTTTTTGCGGTTGTAAATCCTTGCTTGATAAGTGCGTCTACCTCTTCACCTGTCATCTTGACAAGGTTCTCACGACCCTGTCCACGCAATTCAAACAAGCCTTCCACGTCGTCATCTACCTGGACCATTTGAGTTCCCACTGGAAAGTGATCAAGCAGATAATTGCGTGCTGCCGTACATCCCTTTACATTAGCAACAATGATACGGACATCGGGATAGAACTTTCGGTACTCCCTGGCTTCTGTCATATCATTGACACATAAAGCATATCGCTCCATCGGAAGCCCGAGACCCGTAATCGGTTCTACCTTACTGTATCGCTTATATGTTGGGATAATTACCATGTAATCCATAGCGTTCTCCTATCGTTTGTGAAACAACCTTTTTAATGTCTTCGAATAGTTCGATCTGGTAGTTGCGATACCAGAGCTTTCGTTGATTTTTGGCAATCAAATCTGCCTGTCCTAACATTACACTCATTGACAATGAATCATTTACCGCATAATGTGAGATGTCATATCCTGCTTGACGGAATGTAGGACAGCAAGATTGATCAAATATCATTGGAACATAATTTGACAGACACTCATAGAACCGATTCGCTGGGGAAGTATAGTGTTCATGCGAATATTCATCCTCAACGTAGAGTACCGCTTGAAAAGCCTTAATCTGCCGGCGATCTTTAAAAGGTGCAACCACATTGATCTTCGGATTAAGGTTGAAAAATTTCAGTTTATTCCGTGGGAAAGTGCTTACCGTTATAGGATAGATATTATCGGTTAAGTACCTCTTAAAATACTTTTCGCGTCCCGGTCGATATGCACCAAAATATCCCAGTCCTTTCACCGTTGGAACCTGTCGTTTTTCAGTTTCCCAATTCATTGTGTGTCGCCAAGTCATTCGGTTCCAATTGATATATGCACCTTCCACTTCGTTCAAACGGTCCGGTATGCTTGTCCATATTTCGAGTGAAGGATTAAGTTCCGTCAACCGATAATCTGGTCCCATTGTATAATCCTCTTCGAGAGCGATGATCCGTTTTGCATTTTTGTAAAGGTAGAACAACTCTTCACGGTAATCGCAAAACTTCAATATCCCAAACTTGACAAAGAGTATATCGTACTCGTCCTTGTGTGTGATCGCTGTCAATCGATTGTGTATAAACGGGCAACCGAAGAACAGCGACATATACCGCGCAAGCCGAACGCCTGTCGAAATTGAATCTGCACTTACCGTATTGATATGTACAGATGCAATTTTCAGTTTTCTTCTTGTCAACAACATAACCGACTCCTTATATGCTTCTGTGTTTAATCTTTGTCAACACGATTCTCTTTTTCGGTTCTTCGTTTTTCCATTCCATTACGGTAAGTAAATCTTCATAAGGAACGACACGCGGATGCTTTGTTTCAAATCCCAACCGCTTTTTGAAATCCTGCATCTCATTACGGTCTTTAAACTGAATGACAAAAAAATCTGCCTTGTCAGGTGCGGCTCCATCAAGGTCAACATCCGGCAATACATCTGGTAACGCTCCTGTTGACAAGAGCAAACCTTTCAATTCTTTGTCTTCGAATCCTGTCAACTTGCCTATCTCGGTACTGGCAAGACCTTTAAAGGTTTCACCCTGTAAAAGTTCTGTCAACATACCGAGATCCCATTCCTGATTCTCACCTGTTTTATTGTCAATCAATGCATATCCGATCGCCTCTTTTTCATCATCGAAATCTTGCCAGAGTACGGCGATCTTTTTGCGTCCCAGTTTTTTCATGGCATACCATGTATTGCTTCCTTTGTAAATTTGATCATCTTCCGTCCATACCGAAACAGGAGTTCTTTGCCCGTATTGACGGATACTTACGACCAACTCGTCAATTTTTTTCTTGTACTTTTTCGGGTTCTTTTCCCACGGCTTTATACTGTCAATGTCAACTATCTCCAACCGAGAGGCGATCTTCTCTTTATCGGCGACGATAGTAACATTTTTTGTTAGATGTTTAAGAGTGACTTTCATTTGACAACTCCTTTACTTTTAGGTTTTTTAAATAGTTCTGATAGTTGGATTATTTCCAATATTTCATCTGTAATTTTCCATTGAAAAGCGTTTCCCATTCCTGCTCCTGATTTCGGTTTCATCTGCCGAAGGATACGAAGTTGACTCATATTCTCGGCGAACCGCTTACTTGTCTCCAGCGGTAGACGCATGATTTCAGAAATATCATTTGTAGTATAGACTTCATCCGGTCCTTCATCCCATAAATTCTGTAATATTTTTGCAAGATGCTGCGGGAACGTTGAAAACCCTGTCGCCTTTATCATCTCGTAAATCTCATCATCTACCGCTACTTTACCTCTGAATTGAGATACTCCCATCGCTAATTTAGATAACTGAATAGCAATACGGGCAGGAGCTTCAATATACGGATTACGTTCGATCTCCCGCGTATACTTATTCCGCATAACAGTACCGCGCATCCGTGAATCAAGATAAGACATCGCCATTATTTTTCGCTGATATACATCCGATAAATCTGGTTGCGTTCCAAAATCGTGATCTAATATTTTCAAAGCAATTGCACGTATTTCTTCACGCATCTCCTCTTTACGTCCATCGGTTAAGTTGTCAAGTGCTTTCTGCATTATGAGACATTGATCTGAAAAGGAAGCCATAGCTGGAAATTTCCAAGATAGAAAACGTTCTCCTAATGCAGTTCCACCTTCTAAGTAAATCTCAATAGCTTCTGTCACTCCAGCCAAAATACCGAATTTACTAATATATGATTTATTTGCGCCAGTCCCGAAATAATTCGCACACTTACCGTCGTACGCATCTCGCAATTGACTGAATATATCATGTCGCACTTGCTCCATCATTCCTAATACGTTTGTAAAGTCTTTCAATGCTAAAAGCATTCCATTTAATTTCGGTACTAAAGAGGGATCATTACCACCAGCAGAAGGACTACCGCTTATCAAAGAATGATTGGTCAAGCGTGAAAGAGGATATATTCTCGGGCAGTCATCTAACGCCATTATCAGTTCGCTTTTACCACAACCAGAAGGACCGGTTAAGAACATCCACACGGGATCCCCTGGGAGGCGATTGGCAAGCACCGTTCCGAACGTAATATCAATACAGGTAGGATCTTTCAAGTATAACCACTTTGTAAAGCCGTCGTATGCTTCTTGCCATCCTATCCCAGGACCAGTAAATACGGGCTCTTTCGTTACCTTGACATCTTCAGGTTCTTGTCCTTCTGGATATTCAATTACTGGTAGAGTCGGTTGCAACATCGCTTCTAATTGATTATAGGCACGTAAAGCATTTCCTTTTTTCTTCCGTAAAAGGTCGTTTACATCGAATCCATCAGGATAGATACGCAACCAGTGAACAAAGTCAAGTGAACGTGCGATATTCTCGAGAGCTTTTTGTAGTTTCAAGCTCCCTTGTTTACCAGCTCCAGCATGGAAGAATCCTTTATCATCTGTATGATCGAAGTCGTTGTCAAGTGCAATGTGAACCGTTCGCCCTGTAAAGTAACTGCTCCACCGAGAATTAAACGTAGTCGCCCCGGGAACTCCTACCACGACTGTTTCTGTTTTGTTCATACTGTCAAGTATTTCCTGCATCGCAATGGTGTCCCATTCACCTTCACAGATCCATACTGTTTTATATGAATGTTCTAAGTCCCACCAATTGTAAAGCGCGGTTTTACATCCAGCACTATTCATTAGAACGCCGTCTTTTCGATAGATCCTTACATTACATATCTCTTCCTGCTTTTCATCCCATACTGGTAATAGATATGTCTCATTAACAGGATTATATCCTACATGAAATTTTTGGAACGTTTCAAGTTTAATACATCTTTTTCGGCATAAGGCTTCTGCCTTCTCACCATGGAAGTTTTCCTCACCATGCCGAACTATCTGCTCCAAAAACATTTGATATCCACCATTATGATTACATACTTTACAATCCCACTTCTTCGATTCTGGATTGACAAAAAATTTCTTATTGCTTCCGCAAAAAGGACAACGACCAATTACTTGATTAGATCCGCTGGTTCCTTGTGCAATAAATCCATGTTGCTTAAATACCTTCAGATTTGGATGATTCTGGTCTATTGTCATAAGTTCTCACTCTGTCAGTTAAAGTCTGTAAACTGTTCCGCAGTTCCATAACCTCCTGATTCTGCCGTTCAATATACAATAGTAAAGCTCGTAATTGATGGACAGAAAAATATCCATTACTGGTATCCTCGGAATTAGGAATACCAGTTTTACGGATAATAAGAGAGAGAACTTCAAGACGTTTTATTTTTTTTGAGACCCGTCTCATCCAATTGCTCCTTAATCCATTCGTACATTATTGTCATTCCGTGAACGAGCGGAGTATTCGGGCTCCACCCGAGATGCTTCACTAATTTACGGTTATCACTTGTCCGGAACGGAACTCCAGTCGGCCGAAGAGGATCGTTGTCCACGTTGACAATTTCGATTTCTTTCCCAGCGATTGCCGCCGTTATTTGAACAAGTTCGTTCGCAGTAACTTTTTCTTCTGATCCCAGGTTGACAGGACCAATATACTCCGGATGATTCATCAACCGCTTGATCCCATCAATGCAATCGTCAATATACATAAAAGTACGAATCTGGTTTCCTGGTCCCCATACTTCTACTTTACCGTCTTTCGATTGTGTTACCTTGACACAACTCGCCGCGGGAGCTTTTGTTCGATTGCCCGTATACGTCTCATAGGGACCGTAACAATTATGGAACCGCGCGATGCGTATGTCAACATTGAACTTCTCATGAAGCTGTTCATACAACCGTTCCGTAAATAACTTTTCCCATCCATAGTTGTTATCGCAATCTGCGGGATATGCCGATTCCTCATTGATCACGATAGCATTAGGATCCATTTGATTCTTTCGAGGATAGACACAACTTGACGAACTGAAAAAGAGCTTCGGTATTTTAAACGTCAATTCACCAGTAACCAGCTCTTGTATAGAACGCGCACAATTGAGATTGATCAAAAAATTATTTGTCATTATCTCAAAGTCATTCAAACCGGTTGCAATATAACCGAGACCTCCCATATCTGCCGCTAATTGATAAATTTCATCAATGTCCCGGTGATCGTAAAAAGCACTTTCAAACGTTACTTTGTGCCGAAGATCAAGTTCGTAGAATTCATCTGCGAAAGTCTTCCAGTATTCAGGCTGTTTTAAATCGATCCCTACCACATAGTATCCTTGTTCGTGCAGACGCTTGACAAGGTGACTTCCGATAAATCCGCCGGCTCCACATACTAATGCTTTCATGATTCATGACTCCTTCGCTAATTTAAGATTGATTTCTTCAATCAGTTTTTTGTAAAGTGCTTCATCCGCAGTCGCTGCACGTAAAGCAGTATGAAGCAATTCTATATACCGCTTCTTTCGGTGGAAGTCAATCACAAGATTACCGATACAGACGGCAAGTTGAACCTTCCCGACAAAAGCGAAATCCCGCTGTCCAGTCATTTCACAAGCGACACGCTTTGCTTCTTCAATAGAAGCGCGAACTTTTTTCTGTTCCGTTTTCTCCATAGTCCCTCCTTGTGCTTTGTTTGTTTGCCTGTTTTTTCAGGTTGCTATCCAATACTTTTTGGACGTGTTTATTTATGGTAATCATCTTACTATCGATCATTGATTGAAGCTCTTCAGGATAAGTCTTTGCAACAAATCCAACACGACAGTTTTTAAACTTACCTATTTGTAAAACATCTTCGAGTCCTTTTGGACGGAGCATTGTACTCAATTTCTTCAGTTTACTTTTAGGTATCAACATATCGCCTCTATGCCTCAAGTTTAAGATCCATACCGAATATCCGTGAATAGTAATTGTCAATCCATTCTTGCGGCGGATTAAACTCCACTCCTTTTGCCGCGCTCCATATAGTATCTGTCTTTTTAAATTCCGCATCCAACGGAACATTAATTTCTGGTATATCAATCATCAATCGTCGTATATCGAACAATACACAATCAAGATATTGCTCCAGCTCCTCTGGGAAGTGAATGGCTAATTCATCATGGATAGGTAGAATCAAACGGATTTGATTGTCCCATACTTCACGGAAGTATTTTGTCAACATTACTTCTGCACGTTTCAAGATGAGAGCCGCCGTACCTTGAATCTTATAGTTCAATCCTGCGTATGCTTTACTTATTGGTACATAGAGTTTACTTCCGAATGGAAGCATTACATAACTATTCTCCCGAACTTCTTCCGATACTGTCCTTGCTAAAAATGCTATCTCGGGGAACTCTGCTGCATACCGTTCAAAAGCTTCCTGTCCTCCACGTCTTGGGTCTGTCAATTTTAAAGTCATCCCCAGTTTCGTAGGACTGCATCCGTAAGGCAGAGCGAAATGTCCATTCTTACCACAATCGTATAATACCTTGTCAAGCTTCTTGGAACGGAATCGTTCGCCATAAAACAGTTTACAAGCTACTTCGTGAACGTTACCACCAGAACGTATAATATCCATCATCCTTATGCTGTTTGCTAATTCAATCATTAAGCGCATCTCAATACCAGCATAGTCTACAAAGATCAGGAAGGAGTTCTTTCGTGCCTTAAAACATCTACGAGCTGGAACGGCATACGGATTGTCAAGTTTTTCTTCCTTACTCACATTCTGCATATTCGGGTTCTCACCCGATTGGCGGCGAGTTTTTGCTATGCAACTATTAATCGTTGGGAATATTATTCCGTCAACGTTCGCCCGTTGCTGATAACCTTTTATCATTGCCAGAGCGTTAGACCATGTTCTGGTTTTCAATACCATATCAAGTATTGGATTATCATAACCAAGATCTTTTAATTGCTTTATGACAGTCTTGTCTACAGCCGGTTTATGTCCCTTCTTTGTGTACTGCACAACAGGGAATTCATACTTTTTATAGAACAAGCGGCGAACCGTAACATCACTATTGAGATTGACATATTCACCAAGATAGTCATAGACCTCTTGTTGTAATGTGTCAAGTTTATTTTCGAGTTCTGATATTAATTCATTACTTTGATCCCAATCAAGCTCTATACCGAATTGCTGCATCTCATAAGTTGCCTTGACAGTTTCGATCTCAACAATATAATCGATATACAAGCGATCATCATTTTTAAATTCTTCTATCCATGTGAGGAATAGAATCATTGTACGCTCGCCGTCTGCAATTTGATATTTATACATTACCTGTTTATCAACATTATCAAATCTATGTCCACGTGCATCTACTTGACGCTTTACAATTTCATCCCACTTTTTTGGATAGTTGCACAATACATAAGGAGCGTAATCAAGAGCATGAGAAGGCCAAAGATTACGAAGCATCCTTGACATTAGCATCGTATCGTGCCAGATAATTTTTGGATGTACGAATACATTATGCTTATGCAACATAGTGTATTCTGCCATAAAATTGTGTGCGATAATTGCAGTTTTAGGAGTGCTGAAAAGCTTCCGTAAGTTTTTCCATCCAGCTTCATTGTGATCTTTATCATCTGTATCCATTCGCCATACTTCTGTATTACCATATTTATCTGTAACACAATAGGCGAAGATATTACCATCTTGCATTTTTTGGGTTTCAATATCGTTGTCTGTTTCCACGTCGAAAGCGACGAAGCACTCTGCCGCTTTATACAATGACAACCAGCTCGTCAGGTAGACGGCTATTGCGCTTTTATGTTTATGTTTGATTTTATGCTTTATCATAGTAAGTATTCAAAAGTGAAGGGGAGTAGTCCCCTTCACTTTGTTAATGTAAATGATTAGATTCCCGTCTTGTTTACTTTTTACCCTTAACAAGAATCTTTTTCTTTGCCGGTTCCGCTTTTTTGATGCAAGTGGTAAGCTCCATCGCCGTAAGAAGTGCGGTATCGTCCTCGTCAAGTTCCTTTTCGGGGAACTCACAAGCGCCGATTGCTTCCTTGATATCGTTGATATCCGCGTCTTCGGAGATTTTCACGTCCCAGGCTCCACAGAAAACTTTTGCCTGTTCGAGAAGTTCGTCATCGGCGTCGGAACCTTCACCACCTTCTCCCGCGTTTTCGGTCATATACTTCTCGATTGCTTTCCGCAAATCCTTGTCGGTTGCTTTACCAAGAAGCAGCTTGTTCTTGAACCCGAGATCGGATGGTTCGATACCGTTATCATTGATCAAAGCGAGAAGTCCCGCCTTGTCAAGTGCATCGAGATCCACACCTTCTTCTTCGCCGGTTGCTTCACCAGATTCCTCACCACCTCCACCGATTGCTTCGGTAATTGCGGCGCGAAGATCATCCTCGGAGAGCTTGCGGTATCCGTCAATCTGCAGATCATTGTCCTTGACAAGCTGCCGGAGGCCTTCTTTGTCAAGTGCATCGAGATCGACTTCTTCTCCTGCTCCATCATCACCGGATTCACCGGATTCGCTTCCGTCATCTTCACCGACGAGTGCGATCACGTCCACATTGACGAACCCTTGATCGTTGCGCTTGACACGGATTTTCACTTCAGGAGCCGCTTCCTTGATCTGCGGAATGAGCTCTTCGAGTTCTTCCGGATTCTCGGGAACTTCCACGCCGAGCATATTCAACCAGCGACGGAAGAATACCGGTCCCCATTCGTTTTCGAGTTGGAACGCATCCCGCACGACGGTGCCTTTGAATTCGCCATCGGTGATAACGTGCTCGCGCTTGACAACCAGTTTATTGTCTTTTCCCTGTTCGGTAATCAGACAGTCCTGGAGCTTTGCAACGTACACATCCTCGGGAAGATTCTCACTGCCGAACGTTGACTTGTACGCCTCTTCGGAATTTCTCCACGTATCCGACGCTTTACGCAAGCGTGCTCCCCATTTGGACTTCGGCGCAGGAGCCGGTTTCGAGGGAGCTTTTCCCGCTGGTGCTTTGCCGGAACCTTTTTTCAATAATGTTGCCATAAGGCAAACCTCCTTAAAGTAAGTTAATAGTTCCCCATTGACAGAACTGTCAACGAGATTTTTTAAGAATCAATTTACGCTTCTTTATCGGTTGTCCTCCTTCCTCTTCTTCATCGGGACCATAGCTTCTTTCCTGCTTATTGTCCCATGCTGTTTGTAAATTCTCGTATGCTTCATTAGCACTTGATCCCATTGGTATCTTGTAGATTGGCCGTCCGTCAATTGTCATAAAGTGTCCTTCGCACCTTGTACCAGCGACCACCTTATCATCCCCGCGGATTTGCAGATATCGATCTGAACCGTCATAAAAATAATACCCTATATTGTCAATCACTCCTTCATAGAAGTCTTCGGTTGACGGTGAGAATTTTGGTTCGATCATCCCACGTTCCTCACTGTATTTCTCGTGAGCGATCACCACGAATGCCATTCCTGCATTCGCCAATTGTAAATGGATATCTTCGAACTCTGACGAAACCGCTTTCCAGCTTGCACCGTAGTCTTTCATTTTACCGGGATGCGAAATCCCATCACGAAGGCAGATATATTTCAGGCAAAGATCATACGCTTTGTTACCTGGATCAAAACAACCGGTCACGAACTCGTGTGCATTTTTTTGTAAACTTCTCACGAAACCTTTTACATCTTTCCAATCCGTAAAGCATCCCGTTTTCGGAACTTGATAAACACTCTGCGCTTTTGTTCCCGGTTCAAACATAAAAAACAGAGCACGTTCGAACCGTGCAACCAGTGAGGTCTTACCAATTTTCTTCCTACCGTATATCAACCAGCTATAATCTATAAAGTTCTCGGCAGGAACCGTCGGATCACTGGGAAGAGAATAGTCAACTTTGGCGAGCACTCCGCTCGTTGACTTTTTTAGTTTACTTCCCCCGTTAAGAATTAATTTTTTAGCTATTGCCATCTTCATTCTCCTCATCTTGATTTATCGGTATAACAACATTGTTCTCACTCAATTTAATTATAGTTTTCTTCTGTTCGGGATTGGTAACTGCATACTCTTGGTGCATACAATCTTGATCATGGCACCTTGACGGATCACACATTCCAACATCGCATGGATTAGTCATTGATCTCCTCCTCACCTAATTCTCTGAACAGTGGATATTTACGCGCGAAACCTACGAGCTTGCCAGATGCACAAGCGCGAAGGAACGTACACATAAACCTCGTAACACAATTCTTATAATTACGATAAGTAGATAGATCACCTTTTAACCACGAATCAATCTCTTTTAATATGTAAAGCAGCTCTTTTCTAAATTCAAGTTTATCAAGTCTTGTGAACGGTATGCTCCATCTCATAAAAAAGTGATTAGGATCTTTTCGTATTTCTCTTCTTAATCGATTACAGTATGTATATAGAGTTTCATTCTTTCCTACCTTATGTCCCGGGTTTCTTACTACATTGTAAACAACACCATGGACTTCTTCATGGTTAGGATCATCTTCCTCTTCGGCGAACGTATAGAAATGAGATTGGAAATCAAAACTGATTCTGTCAACCAATTCGGCTTCGTCGATACGCGCCATTGTCTTGGTTTCCATAATCCATTTCTCACCGTTTATTCGATAACGTAAATCTTTTTTACCGCGCAACCGATAACCGTTCCATATCAGATCAAAGATATCCTCCGCGCCTATAATGTCAAGCTGTTCAAAATCTTTCTTATAAAACCGAATATATTCTGTCACCACCACAAAGCAGACTGCCTTTATACGCGGTATATCTTCCCTGTTTGCTTTCGGCAACCAATCTGGCTTATCTTTATCGAACTCCTGAATCCATTGACGTATTTTAAGTATAGATGGAAGGCGTTTATACCAGTTAAAAAATGTATAAACCTTGTCAAGCGTGTCGTGAGTAATGGAGCCGTTCGCGAATACTTTTTTCTCTTCCAGTGGTCCCCAATTATTAAGCCGAAGAATGAATTCTACTCTGCACTTCAGATAGCACATTATCAATCCTTGAGTAATACCATCTGTTTGCAGTGAATAACTTTTAGGACGTCGTAGATCACGTATTCGAGTAGACACCAGTCTTTTCATTTGTACATCCTTTTAAACAGTTCTGATAAATTGCGGACGTCAAGTAGATATGTAGGACTGCACCGTCCACCAAAACGAAGATGCGCCGCGGGATGCGTTATATGAATCCCATCTTTGAACTCCCGTCGATATGCTTGCTCTGCAATACGACCGACGAATACCACAAATTCCGGCTTTACAATTGAAGCTACATGAAGAACATTTGACATACAAGCAAGTATCTCTTCTCGTCTTGGTTCACGATTCTTTCCTTGATCGGGATCATTTTCTTCCCATATCCAAGGGCGACACATTACCGTATTCGTAATGTAATATGATGGAATAGGTGTTTCGGCTTCTTGCGCTGATTCCTCAATTAAGGTATTAAGCAATTGACCACTTGCTCCTACGAACGCTTCACCAAGAAGGTCTTCAGTTTTTCCAGGACCTTCACCAATGAAAAGCAGCTTCGCAGGTATTATGCCTCTACCAATAACTTGATTTCTGGCATAAGCCTTTAGAGCGCATCCTTTGCATCGTTGCAATTTATGAAAATGATTCTTGTGCTTTACCATTGAATAAATCCATCTGTAGATTTTTTGTCTGTACCATCTTGCTCAATCTTTCGTAATCCCATTCAGGAACAGTACAACTTCCAAGACACATATAATAAGTAGCGACCTTTCTCTTTCCATTGGCAAGCGGTATTAATCCTGCTTGACCAATGCCGTCACAATTAGGACACTCTTTTACTTTACGTTCAGATTCAATACACATAAAGAATATGATTCTCCTTTAATAATAGGAGCATTTAACCAGACTTTAATATTCAACGACATGACGATAGTTGACAAGCGCTCTACGGCACAATGAAAATTCTCAACTCTCCAATATTGTATTAAATGACTTGTGATATAAATAAAATCTTCACGCTTTGCACCTGTAAATACATCTCGTAATCCAGGCATCTGTATAGTATCACGAATAAATTGTTCTATATCCATTGTAAATTCCTTTCTCTATACTTGTTCACTTTACTTGGATGCGCTTTTGTATTTAAGAATAATCCCATCCTACTCATTCCCAGGCCGACCGCGTTCAATATATGTTCTGTTGCATAATATTGACCGTTGATACGATACACCTTCGCCTCCAGTATATCATTATTCATCTGACCTTTCCACACCCTCGCTGGGAAGATACGTGTGGTAATACCGCGCCGAAGTGCCTCTTCAGCATAGCCTCCGACAAGGTAAGAGAGTTTGGAAAGGTTCTGACGCTTCGCAGCCGTAACGCTTTTCAGTGAACCTTCCCAGAACTCTACACCTTCAAGAAACACTATTTTCGGATGTAAATTATCAAGTAATTGACAGAACTCTTTCCATTGACAGGATAGCTCATCTTCGAGAATCTTCACTTGTTTCCCGCGGGACACATTAAACTGTCCTACTCTTGGTAAAAGCGTTCCAGTCCAAAAAGCCCATCCTGAATGATCTCCAGGATCAACGGAAAGAGCTCTTGTCAATACTTGATTATTCTGCATGATACGTTGATTCATCTATCAACAATGATTCATTGACAAAGTTTTCACGACATACAATGTCCCGTCTTTCGATCTCTTTTGATGTCGCTTTGCTTCCGCTTGACACAAGCGCGGGACAAGTATTACGTTCTGTCAGGCAGATAGTACATCTACACGCTAACACACGAACCTCCTTAATAGTTATGGATAACCGCAGATTCATAGCGTTTAACAACAGGGAGTCTACTATTGAATCCGTCAATTGTAATCTCACGTATACCGATCCATTGCATATTGATTTCAGGCACATAATCCAATTTATGCATCGAACGCCATGTTCCATCTTTCCAAAAGGAATCTTTCATCAATACAAGACACGGATAACAATCGTACCATTCGTCACGATTCCAATATGCAATCATAACATAAGGATTTATTATTTGTATAACTCTCCATCCACTGTAATCACCAGTATCTACAGTATAGTAATCTTTTGTGGTGTCTTTTTCACATATCAAGTCCATCAAGTATCCACCGTTATCTTGTGCTGATAAGCGTACAAATAAGCATAAACACAATAATAATTTTTTCATTGCGCTATACCTTGAAATAGATTATATTTTCTCTGTAGACGTTGGACTGTTCGTTTCATCATGTCCTGTCTACTTTCTTTCTTTATTAAATTTGTCAATACATCCTCTTCTACAGTATCTTTACATACGATATCAATTATCAACGAGCTGTCGTTTGTTGACGTATCGACTACTCTGTCCTCAAATTGCATTCGTGTTTCACCACCATCTGGTGTCGTATAGAAAATAATTGTATCTGAAGCGGATAGATTTGTACCATGCTTCACCGTATCTGGTTGCACAACTATAATATCCAATTTACCTAATTGGAACGATTTGATAATCTCGGGTCTTTTTTTGCGTTTATCAATCTTTCCGTAAATGGTCCCAACCTTGTATTGTTTTTCAGTCAAGTATTTTGAAATCTTCAATACTTCGTTTACGTGCTTCGCTGCAATTACAACTTGTTCGCCTTTTAATTCGGTTGATAAAAGCATCTCTATTTCCTTTAACTTGACATAGGAAATAAATTCAGTATCCGCAAATCCACCGCAGAGTCTTCGCAACCAGACATATTTTGTCGTCGCGTAAATTGTTTCTTGTTCTATACTCATATATTCGAGTACGAACTCCTTCTCCACTTTTTCGTAGACTCGGCGAACCTTATCAGTTAACTCTACAAAGCGTTTCTCATATACCTTCTTGCCTCCTAACTTTACATCCGAACGAGACAAGAAAAAGCAATTTGTCGAAAGTACATTTTCAAGATACTTACTGCTCCCGGGCTTTATATACGCGGTATGATTTATAAGACCGAAATGTTTATGACGAAACTCCCAATAATTCTGCTCGCGCCATAAACGCCAGTCTAAAAAGCGCAATTGATTAAAGTAATCAAGTTCACTCTCAGGAGCTGGTGTTCCTGTCAATACGTATCTATGCATAGCATCACGAAAATTCTGACAGTAGAATCTTGTTACTTGACTTCCTTTTCGTGATGAATAAGGAGCCTTGATAAATGTACTTTCATCCATTACTACTATGTCAAAACTGAAATCTGCAATTTCAGGTAATATTCGATGTCCTTCTTTATTCAATAGAAACCATTTACCAGTTTCATATTGATCATCCAAAACTTGAAGACGTTCATTCCTCGATCCATAAAGCTCTATTGTATTTTGCTCTTGTTCAAGATCTAACTCAATTGACCAACTATATAGAGCGGAATATGGTGCGACAATTAAAATTTTTCTACCTTGACGGATTCGTATACTGCGAATTGTTACCAGTGTCTTACCGAGACGCATCTGTACAAATAATGCGGGATGTTGAACGCTTAAACAATACTGGAGCATCACCCGTTGATACAGACGCAAAGGACGCCGTACCAGATTTACTTCTGGCAATAGCGTCCGTTTATGTTTCAAGATAGGTACAATCATCGACGATTGATCCCTACTCCTTGATGTTTTTTCCAGTAATCAGGATCCGCGTCAATACGTGCTTGCTGCTCCGTTTGTTGCCTTTCAGTAATTGCACGTTGGAGTATATCTTGCTTACTTTTGTAGTACAAAAGATAGGAACTTTTTTCGTCTGTCAGTCGCTCACTAATCCTTGTGATTTCCTGACTTGACATTTCAGCAAGCGCCTCTTGCGATGGGATTTCAGTAATGCGAAAACTTTTCATAATGTATTCCTCAATTGTTAAAAGTAAAAGGGGACAGCAGGGACCCCTTCCTGCCTATCCCCCGAAGAGGGAACCCGAAAAGGAGGTACAGGACGGGCTCCCTTACTTTGACTTTTTCAACAAGAGTTTCTTAACCGGAGTTTTCGCTTTTGACAATGCGGCAGTTTCCTCAGCTCTTGCCTGTGGAGTTGCTGCGACCTTTTTCGCTGGGGATGACTTGACAACCGCGCTCTTGTTGACAATGTTTTCAACGAGCGGTTCCGGCTGTTTGAATCCGAGCGGTTCAAAGCGTCCTTTGTTCAAGGTGTCACGGTAGAAGTTTACTCTCGGAACGCTCACTCCGTATTCGAGTTCGGCTTCCACCATCATACAGATTTCCTCATCCGTATGCTTGCGCTCCATCAACAGTTTACAGATAAGCAGTTTCGATTCGTGCGCTTTCGTTCCCGGTCTGCTTGACGTAACCCATTTCGGGATTCCGTCCGAACGTGTCCGCTTTGTTTTTCCGGTATCCGATTCATCACCAGCTTCCTGGGCAACCGGTTTTTTTCCTGCCGCTTTTTTGTCAACCACGGATGCAGGAACTTTCTTTTTCAGTATAATCTTTCCCATTGTTTCCTCCTCATAGGATTGTTTTTTTACAGTTTCACCTTTTACCGTACTCCATTCTTGTTGTGCGGTAATGATTGACGGGAGATCGTAATCAGATTCAGTAGGATCAATCCCTACTTCTTCGTGACCGAGATCAACTAACTTATTGTAAATTAAATCAACTATAGACGATACCGTTCCTCCTTCCTCGGGGAAATCTTTGGTAAAACAATTATCCCACCATCTGTTAAGGTTCTGTTTAAGACTGTATTTTTCATTACCTTTTAATCCCCAGTAAACTTCCCACACAAATATATAAGCGTTCGTATGTGCTTTGTTTTCCTTCGGATCGAAATCTTCCGGAAAGCGTTCAACCTTGCCGCTCCCAGGCGGATGCATTTCCCACGGAGCAAGATCCTCATGGGAGCCTGTTATTTTGTGCTTAATCATTCGACAAGCTTCCGAATTGCTCTGCTTTACATTCCATGAAATCTTTATCTGGCCTCCAGCCGTCAAAGAAACCATGTTTCATCTTACCTTTCCCAGCGATTTCCTGGTAAAGGACTCGAAGAGTTTTGCCTATATATTCATTATCGAATTTCCCTTGACAGTAGGAATCAGTCATCTTTCGTTTCTCTTCGAGTGAAAAACCAGTAACCGATCCCATCTCAATAATCTCACCATCCTCATCCTTGAGGACGCCTATTGTTACCGAAGTAATGAGACCGCATTGTGTCTCACTCCTTGATACTTTGCATCCGGTAATGAAGCAATCCGCCTCTTTAATACCTTTCAGTTTCCACCATCCTGAATATGCTTTCTCCTTGAAGACAATACCTTCAATGCCAAGACGCCGCACTTCTTCAAGATAGCATTCCATGATAGCAGAAGCGTGTCGCTTGCTTCCCACATCCAGATACGGAAAATTTTTTATCAACATATCAGCACATAAATCTTGAAGGATAGTACGAGAGTGCTGATATGATGCATCTGTCATTAATCGTCCTTTGTAGATAGGCAATCCAAGAACGATTAATTGAAGTTCTTCAGGGCAATCCTTGATCGCTGTTGGAACTTCGGTATCTGGATGTCCTGGCCAGATTAACTCTGTAGCGTATACGGTATCTGTCGGTATCGAAGGAAGCTTTACCGCTTCAAGCTTGTCAATGATATTCGGGAAACTTCCGTTCACGTTCAACCGCTTGCCATACATTGCAAGCGTTCCTTGATCATTGCAAAAGAAATGAAAGTGTCCTTGTGCTTTTACTTCAGGATACAGTATGGTATCCTGAACGCGGAGCAATTCACAATCGACAATCCGTAAGACACCGTTCTCGTCAGGACGTATATTATCCCGTGGTGTAATATCAATCGGCTTCGTGATAAGTTTACGTCCATCACCAGACGCTTTCGTCAATATGTCCATCGGCCAAGGATACGTTTTCATACTTACCGCACCTCTATCACTGGGGAAGGTAACTTGACGTCGCGGCGAACATGATTGCATTCCGCGCACCTTATCACGCTTGACGCCGTATAATTGAAACGGCTCTTGTCACAATCGATCTCTTTACCTTTCTCATCATACATTATTTTGACGGTTCCCCATCCGTTACCTGTTCTTACTGTCAACCTTGAACCGCAATTCGTGCAAGGGGGGATACGTCTGCTTTTATGAGAGGCCATTTTTACCGTCCTTATTTTATTAATTGTTAAGCTGTTTAAACCGCTTTTAAAGCCCTTTTACGGCTTTCAGGCTTCGGCAACCGGTTGTATTAAAATTTAGGTTAATAGACCTTAATCTATCGGTTGAGATCCTGGTAAAGGAATTTGTGGTTTAAACATTGTTGCCCGTTTTTGTTTTGATCAAAACACAAAAAAGCCGTATACTGATATGATTTTCAGTATACGGCTCTATTGAAAAGTGGATCAATTAGTTACCGTCCCACCCGTCCCCGAAGCCATCTTCGACAGTGAAAGCTCCATTTGTATGCTTTACCAATACCAGTCCATTGCCACTATTCGGGTAGACGAAATACAGATCAATATCTGGTATCGATGCATGAATCTCGGAAAGGGTTCCGACAGGACGTTCACCTTCAATTTGGAAGTCGATTACGTGATCCGTTGCGTACTTGACTGCATCGAATTGACGGGTCTCACTGGGAGAAAGTGAGTTAATCGGCTTCTGTGCGGGATACTGCTTTATATGCCGCACAATGTCACGAACGCTCTGCGCCTTGGAATAGGAAGCAGGTTTCAAGCATAGAGCATTCGTCGGATCTACCTCTTTAAGGTTGAGAGTCATAGTGAATTCCTTTCCGTGCAGCCCTTGCAGCCCTTGCAGTACGTGCAGCCCGTGCAGTCCGTGCAGCCCGTGCAGTCCGTGCAGTCCGTGCAGCCCGTGCAGTCCGTGCAGCCCGTGCAGCCCGTGCAGTCCGTGCAGCTCTTACTTGCTGTAAGTGCCTGTTCTTCCGTAAACTTCTCAGAAGTCCACTTATTACCGAAATCGTCGGTATAATAAGAAATCTTTCTGAGAGCATTCTCTTTAAGATTGAGAGTCATTAGTACCTCCTTGACAAAATATGTGGAAGCTTTTTCGGGGATTTGTTGCCTTAATACTTCCACGATCCCCCGGACGGGTTATTCACCCGTCCACAGGCGATTGCGTTATTACGCAAGTTCCACGGTAATGCCGGCGACCGCTTTCACTGCTTTGATGAAGGTATCCGCTTCGTCTTTGAAGATGATACATTCCGCGCGATTGCCGGTTGACTTTGTGACGGCTCCGACTTTCGATACCTTTTTCAGGATCGCAGACCAGACGCGTTCGTCAACCTTCTCACCCTTGGAGAGCTTGACAACCTTTCCGTCCTTCGCGGAAACGGTTGTATCGACCTTCACCTTCTCGCCTCCGTACTTGACTTTCAGATCCTGGAGAACCGGTATCGCGAGGAACTCGTCCGTTTTCTCGGCGACCCACAGAGCCCGATGAATTGCCCGTCCGACTTCTGCGAAAATTGCTTCTTCGACCGCTTTCGGATCGCCGGTCTTTGCTGCATTGATAAGGCTTTGACTTGTGGAAGTGCGTTCCGCAGCTTCTTTTTCCGCACCGTTCACTTTGCTGTTTACCTTTGCGTCCATGAAATCCTCCTCTGAAAAAAGGTTTAAAACGATTTCTTTACTTGCCATTTGTTCCTTGATTAATTCGAGCGAACCACGTAGGAACTTTTTCGTGATAAGCTCCACTGTCGGTTTTCCTGTCCCGAGACGAGGATCGTACTTGTTTACTTTGATCACTGCATCTTCAGGCAGATCATTCCACAACTCTGCGATTCTTTCGGTAGGATCATATAAACCAAAATATTCTCCTACCCTTGTTTTTACAACAATGTCTACCTCCTTTGTGTAAAGTCAACAGGGGTCTACTGTCAAAGAGCAACTTGCTTTTTAGGGAGCTTCCAATCTTAATGCAAGCGTCAATCTCCCCGGAGGCATAAGGCCTCCACAGATCATTATGCCGCGATCGGTTGCTGTTCCCACACAACCAAGTGACCGCGGTATGCATTCCGCAACCAGCAGATCATTCCCGCCCAGATCACGAACTTGCGGTTCCCGGCAATGAATAACCTTTTGGAATACGTGCGATGGTATTCATGCACGCGACCGGTTGTTTTCGTTCGGAACAGAACCAGAGTATCGGGAATCCGTTTCGCCTTAACATCAATCCCATGCATTCGAGTAATCTTTTTCATTTGAACCTCCTTCGAGCTCTCGCTCTTCGTTATTAGTTTTCAAGTATTGCGTACATTAAAGCCGTATACGTGCCGTCACTGATATATCCCAAGTCAAGGGCTTTCTTGATTGCACATAGTAATAATAGTTTCTGTCTCATGCTGCACTCATTTCATCTTCAGTCAAATTCCCCGAAGTATATCTGTCAGCATAAGTATCTTTAAGTTCTTTTTGTGACAGACCTTCTGGTGATTTATACGGGCAACTTTCACAATCTTCTTTTTTGCAAGCGTTACTCTTTTTATACTCTTTACACCAATTTTTCATTTTTTCCTCCTGGTTGTTTGTTTCACTTGAACCTTATACTTAAATATACCACCAGATCAAGGAATAGTCAATAGATATTTCTACTTTCGAGAATTATTTTTTCGGTATCTCCATTTTCACTGAAAACTTCGTGCCTATTGGGAATTTACCGGCATTTCCTGCTTCGGCTATTTGATAACCGGTCCAACCGATTTCACTTGGATCGACATTATTCTCGACACACAACCATATATTGCGCACCTGAAAGGGGGGATTCAACGAACGGCAAGTAGAAACTTCATACCGCTTTGATTGCACCTTGTAACCGGCAAGGGATTTCGATTCAACCGGCATAATGAACCTCCTATATAATAGGTATAGTGAATCATACAGTCAGTAAAAAATGGGTCTGACTATATAATACAGTATATAATATGCCGCTAAAAAAATCAAGTATTTTGAAAAATAAGAGCACCATTGGGAACCTATTCCGAATAATACATTGATTTTATTCAAGTTACAAAATACTGATTTCTCAATTTTTTGAAAAATAAGAAGCCGTTTATACTATTTGTAAATTACATTTGTAAATATTTTACAGACGGCAATGCTAACATAAATAAAAACGAGACTACTCTTTCGAGTAATCTCGGTTTCTCACTTTTCAGATTTGAATGATCAACGTTCTGTCAATCAGTCATTTCCGTCGGGGATGTTGAAACGATTGCGGATGATTTTTACAAGCGGTAACACGATGAGATTGTCGATCCTGGTGGGAGTAACCGACACAAGGGTCTCGACGAGATCGAGCGCGGAATCCCAGAGATCCTTCTCATTGTCGTTGTCCGTTGCGTCTTCGATCTTTGCCGTAATGTCAAGGATCTTTTCCTTCAGTTCGTTGCTCGCCATTTCTGGCTCCTTTCGTTATATGGTTAGATAGTGCTATACGTGCAACCGTTATCGAGACTTTTCAAGAACGGTTCACTTTTCAAATAAGTTTCCACAACCTGCTCTGTAAATATCAGTCGCTTCGGATTACTGATATGCAACCAGAAGCTTTTCCGTTTCTCGAGGATCACTTGACCAATATGAATGGATCCTTTCGGTAGATCGATTGTTGCCGTATTACGGTTGAAGAATGGTAAAAGAATATCCCATGCACGGTCTGCACCACAATCAGGAATTATATCCGCAGCTCCAACCGAGAACTGATAATACTTTCCATACTTGCGGATCTTTACTGCATTATGCAACTTGACAATATTCCCGAAGAGGTGGTCGCTTGTTTCACTTGGATTAAATCCTTGTGCCCGTAGTCTGTTATTGTCAGATGGAAATCTTATCCCACTTACAACCTTGATCGAGACATCACGTTTACAGATAGCACAAAGATGAGAGCGTATTGGTTCAAGTATGTTCTGACTTAAATTAATAAGCATGAACATCTGAACAGGTGTAAGGATCTCCTGATCACGCTTGCAGAATTCTTCGTAATCGAAATGATCTGATACTTTCATTTGTCATTCCTTTTTTAATTGAACATACAACAGAGCGATCGTCGCTATTGTTCCAGCGAGATTCAATACGATTGTAAATAGCCCTCCGATTAACCAGTTTTTAAAACCGTCAATCTTTCCGAAAACATCACGCAAGTCTTGTGCAAGACCGGACATTATTTCTTTGACATTCGATATTTCTTTTTCCATACCAGAATGATCCAAACATACTTGTCTCGGCTTTTCTGTAGACGCGTTCATAGATTGTCTCCTTATTGTTGTATGTCAACAGTTATCTGCATTTACCGCGTATATCCTGGTATCCAAAACATTTATATGTACAAGTACAAGGGTTCGCCGCTTGCTGGTTCGCAAGTATGATCGCCATCCCTCCTATGTTATCATAATCAGGAAAGCCTTTTATCATATAAGTAGAATGCCATTTATGTCCTGTCAAATTATGTCCCGCATCTGCAAAGTCTTCGCTTCCGTTAACAGCCCAATAAGAGCTTAACGTCCACGGCCAGATATTCACGTACATTCCCGTCAATTGCGGAGCACCAATTCCAAACGCCACATTGACAATATCCTTACCAATTTCGGCGCGGTCTCCAAGAGCAATGTCAGGATTCGGAATTATTATCTGTGTACCGACATTGAATCCTGCACTACCATCCGCCAAATCAATAGTCTCGGAGACTGGTTGTTGGTGATGAAAAATCCAATCTCCTTTTTGTATGAAACCGCGGACGAGATTATCAGTACGCAAGTAGAACGATCCTACTCTTCGATACCGATTATATCCGCTTGCCGCAAGTAAATTCGCAGCCGTAGGACTATCATCAAATCCACAGTCAACCGCACCGTCTGACGTTCTGTAGATCATAAATGAATAGTGGTACATATTCGTTCTCGGCGCTCCCGTGCTTCCGGCCCATCCACCGGCGTTATTTCCACTCGCCCATGCTGTCGTTACTACTTTCCTACGTTGACTTGCAAGTACGATCGGATATGTGTTTGTCTTGTCAACACAAATCCCCGACGCGAAGTCAATAAAATTATTCAACATACTGGGATTATCAGCGGGATGCGTTTCCAGTCCGTGTATAAACCCTCTCGGTAATTTATTATTCAACGTGGTATTCAACAGATTAAGCGCATCTGTCACTCGCGCACCAGTTACCGCAGAATCATTATAGATATCTGATCCATAAAGATTCGCTATTGTTGCATTGATTGCCGCGTCCGCACTTGAACGCGCCATTGATTCATTAGCGACTTTAAAATTAATCGCGCTGTTCAATTGTGTCATTGCAGAGATTGCTTCCGTTCCCGCATTCAACGTTGCTCCTGTACTTTCGATAACGTTGCAAATCTCTTCCTGAATTGCGTTCATTTCTTCATGGCGCAATTGTGTCGCATCTCTTGTCGGCGGATCTTCATCTGCGTAGACTCGCTTTCCGTCAACAACAACGTATCCGTCTCCTAATGTTCGATGCATTTTATTCTCCTTTACCGTTAAGCCCAGACTATCTCAATATGTGCTGGAGCAATTTGACGTAATCGACATTTAATATATTGTTCACTCACATTCCCATTTACGGAAACAATAGTGATCTTTATTCTGAATTTCGCAGTCGTGCTCCACAACCTTGCACCATCTATCCCAACAATTGGCATCCTATCAACACGATTCGTATCCACTCTGAATACGCTTCCCGCTCCCGAGTATTCTTGTATAGTAATCAGCGCTCCAAGTTTAGAAGCGTAATCAATAAAGAACTGTTTACTTTGCCCGTAATAATTACCGGTATATTTTGCATGACATATCTGCGCTCGTTCTTCAATGGTTGCCGCTAATGGTGAACAGATATCAGGAAGACCGAGATCGCGTTCCCATTCTGTCAACAACTCCCTTGACAATCCAGGAATAGCTTCACGTCTCAAATCGGTAACGCGCTGTTCAAACTTCTCCAGCTCTATCGCGAACACCATTAATAATTTACCAAAATATTTTCCTAACATTATAACTCCTGTCAAGTAGTCGAGACTGTTGGAGATCCCCACGTTTCCGACGTTACAATACTATTTACTGATATCTGCATTCCTATACGTGGTGATCCCCATTGTTCACTTGAAGCAATTCCAACAGGCACGATTGTCAACAGATTGGATACTGTTGGTAATCCCCATTGTTCACTGCTCGTAATACCGTTCGGAGTGATAATTAATTCTCCTTGACTTATCAGTATACGTCCCCATGCTTCGCTGCTCGCTATACTGACAGGTGCAATATCTTGCTCATTCGGTAACGGTATTTCCCACGCCACACCTCTGGGGAGTAGTCCACGCAAAGCATGGAGATAATCGAATCTGTCAAATTTACGTCTCGGCCGCAATTCACGCAGATACAGTGGATCCTCTACAACAGGTATAGGAGGTGGGAGTACTTCATTTTCAAACAGAAGCATTCCATGGTGTGTTGGATCAAGTTCCCAATTATCATATACACCAAAGATCCACCGTCCATCACTCCATACATCGTAATATAAAAAATCACCGCTATCCTCAGCGAATACTATTGCAAAAGTATTTGGATCAAGAACGTAAAATCCATCCTGACCTCCTACATAAATATACGTTCCATCGTAATGAAGACTGTCGGAAGAATAACCAGAAAATCTTGTCCCTACATTTTCAAGAGTGTGTGTACTGGTGTTGTGATGGAATTGACGGAAGCCATCTCCAAGAGTAAATGGCACTCCACCGAAGTAAACTTCCTGTCCTATACATATCGCCTTCGCATCATAGTCTTGAACATCATACATCGCATCTGAAGTTCCTAATTGCGTATAGGCACTTCCATTGTATTGATATATGAAAATATTATTTGTAGTGGAACCGAACCATCTTACCTCTGAGACATAAATATACGTCCCATCTGCAGAACAAGTTATTTGTCCTGCTCTGTTCGCTCCATCATGTATAGGCGCGTATCCGACAAGGTGAAGAACATTCGCTATAAGACGATATGCTTTCACACCTCCCGACGAACAACAGACATGCCATGTATCACCGTTTTTTATTATAGATTCATACCGCGAAGAACCACCAATCGCAGCAGGATCATAATGACTGTCAACAAGAGTAGGACCAGAATCATCAACAGTAAATACAAATAGACCATCTTGTTCTGCTGCAATGGCAAGATAGGTTCCATCAAACCACATCCTGTCCATCCACTCACTTGTAAACATCTCTAATTGAACAACAGTCCTCGACCATTTAAGCTCTAATGTAGTTCCGTTTCTTTTGTAACAGAATAACGTCTGTGTCCAATCCACATCGTTATTGTAACCTTGCCAAAAGAAATACGTCCCATCAGACGCTCCGAAGAACGCTTGAAGACCGGTAATATATTTATCATCCCGTTGTACGATTGACATTATAATACTCCGAAGTTAACGGATCCTAACCATGGATATTGATAACCGGTAAGAGCTATGTCATCTACCACAAGATAGATACCATCTGCGTTAATCGTATTGATACGGTAATCTGTAACGCCTGAATTACTTATCGCAGCTCTTACTTGACTTATCGGTATAGTTGTTCCTGGTTTATGCGGAAGGAACAATGTCCGCAAGTTATCCTTAATTGCTTCCTGATATTCGCTACCACTTGTGTCTTCATACAGATCGATACTAAATCCTAATACTGTTTTACCAGGAGCATTAAAATAATCTGTTATACTTGCAACAGTCAGATCTGCCGTTACTGGTCTCAATACATCCATATACGCTTGCACTTCGGCAAGTAGAGTGCTCGAAGGAACTGGATCGTCACCTGTTGCCGTAATGATTTCCGTTACCGTACCGGGACCGCTTGCTATTGGATAACACCATGCACGAGAAACGCCAGGATAGGACGTTGCCCATCTGTCATAATCTGCGGCGTTACCTCCAGCGGGAGTAGTGCGAATTCTTTGAAGAATCCTTGATCTGTAAACTTCCAAATCTTCAATGTCTTCGCCTCCTGTAATATCACCATCTATCTCTGTTTGATCATCCACATTTGTTATAGGAGAGATCAATTGTAAATAGATAGGATCTGGAGGATTCGGTCTTATATAATTACCGTCGTCACCTGTCTCGATTGCTTGTACGTCAATCGATGCAACTCCACCGGTAATTGTTCCAGGTATAGTCGTACCGTATTCAATACCATCTTCATTCTGCAAGCGTGTATCCGCTGGTATTACTATCCCGTCAACTCCTGTAAAGATTACCGTACCACTTGCAAAGCTCCCCGGGCGACGTGTTATTCCCCACATAACACCATGGACATTGATCAGAAACCATTCTTCGGCTGTCGTAACAAAGAGCTGATTCTTTAACCATTCCAAATATCCATAGCAACCATGAATCGCACCAGCAAAGACACGCGCAAGTATTCGAAGGACTGCCGTCCGTAAAAGCGCAAGTCTACCGAATAACCGCGCTTCTATTCCTTTTTCAATACGCTTTACTATTGTAGTAATACTATCTCGATCAAACGGCATCTTATTGCCTCCTTAAAATTTGTGCTTCCCAATTATAGAAAAACTTATAGAAGATAGTTGTCCCCGTCGGCTTTAAAAATTGTAAAGTAAAAGCAAGAGTAGTTTTCATATCTCTTCTTCGTTCAACAGAGACGTCTATATTACTTACAATCCCATCTTCCAACATCCATTGAAATCCGTCAAGCAGATATTCCTTTGCGATAGCAGGAACTTCTGTCAACGTTTTTGCACGTTTCAGAAGCCAGAGTTTCGTTCCCATTCTCCATTCAGGGACAGGAGGAATTTTATCTCCCCACCATCCACCGCGATATCCACTGTCATCCTCTGGTAATTCACTTCCGATATCTGCATATTTATCGGTTCCCAATGTTATGATAACAGCAGTCTCGAATCCTGGATCTCTGTCAACATCCCTATCTGCTGGTATAATGTCAACGTATTGATCCATCGTATCGAATTGCAACCGTATATCTCCGACACGAGCCGGCTCCGCTGGAGGCAAACCGCTGACGACCGTAGACGTGCGCGTGATCGTCGGAAGTCCCCATGCTTCACTTGACAGAATACTGTTAGGAAAGATTGTGAAATCTCCATACCAGTCATCTTTGTAAAGCGGACTCTCACCGTAGTCGTAATTATTACCGTATTCTGCCATCTTTATTTCTCGATTCTTCGAACGTTTTCATCGCTATTACCATAAGCTCTACATGCTTTTTAAGAGCAGCTAATTCAAGAGCATCCTGATAAGTTGCGACAGGTTCGTTCTGTCGTTCTACTAAATAGTTCATTGTTGTATAACAATGGACATAAGAGTAAGAAGGTATAAGACTAAAATTTGTCAATGATCTCAATACCTGAATATCAATACTGTAAGCGTTCTTTGGATTAGCAAGATTTGCGAAATGCTTTTTAAAGTATTCATTGCAACCGTTGACATAAAAGTAATAGATATCGGGGACGCCAGGATCAGAATCATTAAAACTATATTCTGCAAAGTACGGCTTCCCTTCTTGTAGTCTACAAGGTTTCGATATAAAACAATCCGTATCTACATAACATAGATTAGGAATGGTCTTTGCTTTTTCAAACCTTATATATTCTGAAGTACGAACCCGTTTGAAGTGATCCGGTTCCCATCGATAACTTATCATCTCATAAGTATCAATCCCATCTCGCACAAGAGCCTTGACTGACTCAATACATTTACGACGTAAAGGACTCTGTTTCCTATCGTCGCTTATTTGTAAATAATGTATACCGCTTGACATACAGTTTCTCCAATTATGTGGGAGGAGTCCAGCTATGTGCTGGATTCGTAATTGAAAACACCAACATCCCTTGGACACCCTTAACTCCATTCGCATTCCAATGTGTATCCTGTGCTCCAGGAGTACCGAAAATCAATTTCTGTGAACTGTCTTCCCATGCAGCTTCTACCGGTCCTGTGAAGACACCATTATCGAAACCGGATACAATTCCCATTACACTTGTCGTTGCCTGATTAGTTGCTCTCACAGAAAATGGTGTTATTATCCGTAAATGTGTTGCATTGGAATTTCCCCATACACCAAGATGCATAAATACCATACTTCCAATCTCAAGGATTGAGATAGTATTATATGACAGCATGGAAGAGAAACCTTCAAAAAGAAATCCCGCAGTTTGATCTTCCCAGTCCTTTGTGTAGACATGATCTCCAGGAGCACAGATAAGAGGGTATCCACTGTGATGATCACCAACAGATACTCTCCTTTCTCCAGATACCTTCTGTGCAAGAATCAACGAATCCTCGAAATACGCATTCGTAGCACAGACATGGAACGCACCTGTAATATCTTCGGGAAGGAACGTAGTAAATGTATGTCCATTATTATGACTTCCGGCAATAATCCTGTGAGAGTTATCTGACGGTTCCAAATACGCTCTTATTGCTTGTACAGTTTCTTCACTGTAGAGCAGATTATGCAGATGTCCTGCTGTCCGTTTTGCTCCCGTCAATGTACCATTGACAAGAGTTTGGATCAACTCTGTTACCATAGTTTCTTCTCTCGGTCCCCATGGACGCGGAGTTAACGCGGTATTTATATCAAAACCAAGAACATCTGCCATAGTATCCTCCTTATTGTACTTTCACCTTGTTTGTAAAATTGTCAGACGGCATCGCTTGACCAAGAATATACATCGTCGTAGGAGTAGGAGGCACTGCGATAGGTGCCGTTCCTGCGGCTGCGACAGGACTTGACGTTATACCAGTCTGTGCAGCAGGAGTTCCTGCTACAGAAACATTATGAACATGATTGTCAAAGATAGATTTGAAACTCTCATTTACAAGAGTTTTCAATTGTGTATTACCAATCTCAATATCTCCACTTGCTTTAATAGTAACCTTCTCACTAACGGCATTTATCTCAATACCGTTCTCTTTACTTAATTTAATATAGTTACCATCCCAATCGTACTGAACAGATGCACCTTCAGGAAGATTTTTTATTCGATATCGAGAATCATCTACGGCGATAACAAGTGCATGATCCCGATTACCATTTACAAAAACAACAACAGACTCTGCTCCCTTCTTTGGATTAGAAGAGAATCCGAATTGTTGAATACGTTCTACACCACTCTTTGTCTCATCTTTCAATAATGAAATTTGTAATAATTGAATTGCGGTACTATCATCAACGAGATTGACAATTGCTCTGCTTATCATCATTTTTATTCTCGTCTTTATAGGCGCAACTATCCGCATGAGATCATTTAACAGATGCATACTTCACCATCCCATCCCGAAACTTTTACTTTTATTTGAAGTCTTCACAGACTTCTTTGGTTCCGGTGCATACGCATCGCCTCTTATAAGTTTAATTACCGAATAAGTACCACGATCGTTATCCTGAATATATTCAATCTCATGCAAGAGTAAAGGTTCATCAGGACTTATCCGTAAAGGAGGAATCTTACAAGCAACAAGAGTATTTATCTGCCATAAAGATCCATCACTTTGTTTCCATGTAGGAATTGTAACTGTTAATTTACCACTACGACCGGCTCTGGTCTGTGCCTCCCATGCCGCTCTTTTCATGGCGAGACTATTTGTCAATTGACCGTCCGCAGAGATTACTTTAGGACGGTATCTGCTGATCGCACTATCTGACGCTTCACCAGAAATCTCGGTCGTAGTGGTAGTCCATCCATCACCTTCACCACTTTTCTGTCCCTTTACTTTATACTTCGAGAACCTTTCTGTAAAGTCATAACTGATATTTGCAGACTGAATATTCTCACCATATACTAACTTGTCAATAGAGCGAGTGTATCCTGCGTTCGTAAGTACAAGATCACCATCCACATTTGACAGAGGCAATATACCACGATCAACACAAATATTTTGGATACTCTCAAAAACAGTTTCACCCGTTCCAATACTGAATTCTTTAATCCGTTCTGATTGTGCATCCATATAGACACGAAGACCGAACGGTCGAACCAATTCGTAAACTAATTTTTGTAAATCAATCTTTTTCCATGTTCCAGGTTTATGATCTGCCGAACAATCAACCAGATCACCAGTCTTATCCCGTCCAGTTACCGAGAGTATATGATCATCTTCGCTTGTTTGAATCTCAACATTATCAATATATCCGGTAACTATTTTCTTCCCGTCAATTGCTATTACGCAATCTAACTGCGGGACAAGAGCAATCGGTTCACCTTCCCATACGTCAACCATAGAGAAACGAAACGAAGAGCATAGAGTGTCCATTGACTTATTGATCGAGACTTCTTTCCATCCCGTCAATCTTGAACTTCCAATCGTCAATGTAATCTCATTACTCATTAATCAATACCTCTATAGTCTGACAACCAGGAACGAAAAGAGGATGCTCTATTTTATTCCTGTCAATTATATCTTGCTCGAAATCGATATTCCCATATAGATCATGAGACACAACGAACGCTGGGAGTGAATTGTTTAAGGTATATTCACCAAGTCGCGCAAGATCTGCACCTCTCGTATCCACATCATGTGAGACTGAAGTCTGTAAATCATAGAGCTTGACGTACAATTCATCGTCCGTAACTTCGAGAATCAATTGCTCCAGCTTTGCAAAAACTTGATCTCGAACGGCAATCGCGTCATCAAGACTTTTAAACTCCATCAATGAGATGAGTCCCATTGCATTTATTACCGCATTTACTTGAACAAAAACAGCGAACACCATTGACGGATCATCTTCAACGAGAATATCTTCAGGCACAAATTCCCAAAGATCACTCATTTCTTTGTATTGTGTCAATGCATTATCTGCACTTGCAGAAGATGAATCTTCCTCGTTCGTACCGAAAGTCATTATATCTGCAATCTCTTGACACAGATCAAGAGCATCGTAAGCGAGTTGAATTACTTTCCCTTTACTTGTATCAAGTTTACGCTTATATTCAGAAGCGGTAGATACGCTTTTCTTTGCCGTTTCAATTGCTGAAATCCCCATGTCTACGGTATTAATTGCATTCTGAGATACTGAAAATGGAACCTGAAATAAACTGTAAACTTTAACGAACGCGGATTTCGATGCACTTATCGCAGCAGTCTTTTTGACAGATACGTCTTTAACTGTATCTATCACCGTATTCGGAAAAGATAGCGCACCACTCTGAACGAACTGAATTGTAAAGCGAACCATCCCGTTCTCGGTATCGGTTTCACGAGCGATATAGTTTTGACAGAATACATCAATGGTCCCATAATACGGATGCACCAATTTTCCAGAACCCTTATCCAATTCTGTTATCAATGCATCTCTATCGATCATATAATCGTCACCGATTATGAACGCTTCTATACTGAATTGCTTTACACGTTTCCCCATATTCTCAACGTATGGAATATCTTTCTTTGGGAATTCATGTACCGCACCTCTGCTTCCACCAGACAGATCGTGCCTGGGAACTACAAAAGAAGCGTTTCTGAATTTCGCTTGTCGATAGTTGTCAGACCATGCCATATTAGAAAGCTCCTTGAGCTAATAAACCTCTGTAAACTTCAAGATTGACACTACCTTCTGTCGTTTCGGTACGAACAGAAGCATTCGCTTTATTTTCAATTTTAATATTCGTTGTGTTCTCGTTTCGATTCATTATTGAACCTGCTCTTTCAGTCAATGCCATTGCTCCCGCACCACCACCAGGAGCCGCTCCACCAATTGGTTGTAGACCTATTTTCTTCTTCACCCAATCTGGCAGAACAAGATTAGATAGCTTCTCCAATCCACCGAGAGCTTTGTCAAGTGTCGTAAGAATTAATCCACCGAGAAATGCCAACAGATCTACAATTGGTTTTATTATCGGATAGACTATCTTAGCGAACGTTTTTATAATCGCAGCGATACCGAAAAAGATCAACTTGAAGAAAGGCAATAACCTTTCCCATCGTGCAATAATCCACGCGACCACACCTCCCAACGGGAAAAACAATGTAAGCATCTTGGTTGCTTTCGATTGTAAATGTGTCGCCATGAAAGTAATAATTCCGACAAGAGCTACAATTCCCGCAATAACCCATCCTATAGGATTTGACAGAAGCGCAACAACACCTCCCGCGCTCGCAATAGCGGCAGATACTGTTGCTATACCAGCAATAATAGGACCGAGGATTGCAAGCAACGGACCAACAATTGCAAGTATCCCCATAAAGATAACACCCATCTTCAAAAACATGGGATTTACTTTTGAAATTTTCGTAATAAAAGCAGACAATTGCTTCAAACCACCAGACAACATTGACAGTATACCAGTGTCCTTCAGAGCAGAAATTCCTAACTCCTCGAGAGCTCCCTTTACTTGTTCAAGTTGACCATAGAAACTATCTTCATAAGCGGCGGCAGTCTTACGAGCTTCACCTCTGCTATTCTTAAGATCAACGTTTAACTTCTCATAAGCCTTGGACCCCTGGGAGACAAGGGTGGCGAACGCCGGTCCTACTTTCTGACCGAATATTGAAAGCATATCTGCGGTCGTTGCACCTGATTCCTCGAAAGCCTTTATTGTATCACCAAGATTTTTGAGATTACCTTGTGCATCTATCAATTTCTCTTTCGGTATCCCCAGTTTCGCGAGAGTACCTCTTGCTTCCCTTGTCGGATCAATCAATGCACTAATTGCTCCGCGCAAGTTTGTCCCGGCCATTGCACCTTTAAGACCTGCATTCGACAATAGACCGATTGCTGTCGCAGTATCCTCAATAGGTATTTTCATTCCTGCCGCAACAGGACCGATAAACTTGAAAGCCTCTGCAAGACCTTCTACATCCGTGCTCGTGCTGTTCGCAGTATTTGCTAATAAGTCAACTACTCTATTAGTCTCAACCGCTGAGATCTGATAACCGCGTAAAATATCGGCAGTCAATTCCGAAGCACGACCGAGCTCCATCTGCGCACCTGTTGCCAAATCCAGCGTTCCAGGAATAGCAGACATGATCTCATCTGTTGAAAATCCAGCTTGTGCAAGATAAAACATTCCTTGCGCCGCTTCACCTGCGGAAAATTGAGTAGACGCTCCAAGATCTCGTGCTTGACGTTCAAGCTTCTGAAGTGTCTCTCCTGTTGCACCACTTACCGATCCAACTTTCAACATTGACTGTTCAAAGTCTGCGGTCGATTTAAGTGCCGCTCCACCCATAGCAAGAATTGGGAGCGTAAGACCAATAGTCAACGTCCTTCCAACCTTGGCGACATCATTACCGAATTTCTGTATCCGTTTCTGATGTCCAGCAAGTTTGCTTGACAATTGGTCTACGCCTGTTATTATTATCTTAATGGGTTGGATTGCCATTACCTTCTTCTTCCTTTGCTTGCCTTTTCGATACTTGACATTATCATATCCGCCTCTGCTTTCCAAAAGCGGATATCTTCCTCATCCATTTCAAAAAGTTCCGAAGGAGGGAACTTGAACAAGTATGCGAACAGCCCTAAAGACTCACGCCAGTCGTCGGGCCAGATTACAAAAAAGACTGAATTACTTTAGACGCCTTTCCCATATCCTTGGCGTCAAGCTCTTCGACGAATGTAATCGGTTCTCCCGATGCTTTTGAGATCAACCTTAACATATCATCATATCGAAGATCCGTTGCTCGCATACCTTTGAAATCTTTTGCTTTCAATCGTCTCTGAATGACAAGCGTTTCCCGAGTCTCGTCTCCCCATTTAATAGGTTCTACCAATGAAATCGTATGCGGCAGATCATACTGCTCTTCGATTCCGTCAACTTCCTCGGTTATTTCTTCTTGGTTCTGATTAGCTGCTCTTTTGCTCGCCATAATGATTCTCCTTTGAGATCAAATATTAATTGTTAATTGATTACCGAACTTCTTCGGCAGACTTTCCTTCGAATCTTACCTGAATGTTGGCCTCTTCGGTTCCAACGTCGCCGTCACCAGCATAGCAAGCGTTCTTCAGAACGATTACTTTACCATTGGCAAGACCAAGAGTCACGGTCGCATCCTTGATTGTCAGAAACGATTCCACATTCAGATCTTCTCTGTCTGTGATCTCTCCTTCAATGTACGGAATTTGAACCGTCTCTTTCGGACCATGGATACGATCCGCTCCGACGATCATCTCGCGCTTCGGCTTGCCGAGATTATAGGTGAAATTCCCTTTTGCATTGTGAATCTCACCGTTGACTTTGAACTCTATGATTCCTGCAACCATAAAATTTTCCTCCTTATACTTGGTTGTGCAGATGTTAAGTTTCGAGCAAGAACTGGATAGTTGCCGCTCCTACTCTGAACTGATTAATCAGATCAGGAGGGAGCACCCATTCCAGTCTGTTCGGATCCGTTATGGATCTGACACAGACGAGATCGTTTTTGAATTGGTCAATATTCTCCACAAGACCGAGTGACTCCCATCCTCTGAAGATATTGATCGCTTCACTTTTACCAAGTTTGGGAGTCATAATTACCTGTCCCGCTCCTGCCTGGACACCGTCATCCGCGAGCTTTGCTCTTGCGTATTTCGTCATGATCTGCCGACGGAAATCGTATCGCAGATACATGAGAGTGAAGATTGTCGTCGCGTCAAGGTAAGCGATATCCTCGGCTCCCAGCGCGTTCGTTTGATACATGGTAATAATCCGCTGCATTCTGACTTTGTTACCATTGTCAACATAGAACGTTGAGATACCGTCATAGAGTAGCGAATTATTCTCCGTAGTCGTGAAGCGATCCACAACCGCTGGAGGAAGTATATTGACAAGTTCAACGGTCAACAACGGCTTCGCAGGATCTGCTTGCATTTCCTTGGCGAGCTGTCCTGCCGTACTTGCCGCAACTTCCGGAGAATAACCGGGGATACCTTGTGAATGCAGACAGATAACGTGAGGACTGTTCCTGCCGCTTCCGAAACTTGACAGACCGGCAACCGATCCACGCCGACTGGTGACATACACTCCGTCAATCATCCGCATGGGACCGAACCGATCCGTCAACTCCGTCTCGATTGCAGTCATGTTCGTCGCATCGTAATACGGTGCACAGATGATATTATACCATTCGTCACCGAGGATATCAATGACATTCTGCAAGACGGGATTGTTCAAACCATCGGACATCGCATTGACAGAACAGGTTATCCCCGCGGGAAGCTCCTCACCTGAATTGTAATTGATCCGAAGATCGATGTCGTTCCCCGCTTCACCGTCATTCTTTGCCAGGATGGTAACTGTCCCCGACAGACTGGATGCGGTAACTTGACGTCCGGTATCCGCATTGATCGCCGCAGCAAAAGCGGTTCCGATCTGGCTCGCAGTCATTAAGGTAGTAACTGCGACCGGTATCCGCTCGCCGCCAACATAACCGACAAACGATCCGGGAGCTGTTGCAGAACCACCTATAACAAACGTTCCCAACGCTTGCACTCCTGCTCCTGCATCGTCGAGAGAGCATCCGTAAACGTCGGACACTTTGTTTGCATCGAAGAACCGCTTGAACATACGCGCAAGCTGCGAACCTGCTCCGTAAAGTGAAAGCGCCTGCGAATAGCTTGTTATCTTGTCAATGACAAGCTGTGGACGAAGACCACCGGACAATCTCTGTCCCACGATCAGAACCTTGTACCGGAGAATACTCGGTCCTTGGAACGCACGACTGGAATCGAATTCCACCGCGATTATGGGAACGCGAATATCATTTGGAATCATTCTAACCTCCTGTTATTGTTTGTTAATCTTTTCGTTTTTTCGACGGGACACTTTCATTGACTTCCACAACTACCGCATCCCCTACCGCGATTCTGCGATTGATGTATGTGGATCTTGTAACTTCCATTCCTTCGGACGGCACAATAGTTCCATCCTCAAGACGCAACCGTTTTCCGTCTCCCGGTTTAATTGTAATCTGTTCGCTCATTATGCCTCCCTTATCGTTACTTGATCTTGTGCGTTCGCACCATTTGTCGGATGATAATCGGTAATATACCGTAGAAATTCGTCCAGTGCTCCTGTATAGAAAGCATCTGTTCGATATGTTATTGTCCAGAATAGCTTGATAGAAGCAATATCCTGATCACCACTTATCTCGATATTAGTGCATTCCGTTCTTGTGAAAACTGTATCTTCAACTAATTTCGCAAGACCAATAAAACGATCTTGCAAAATAGCAGACTCTATTTCAAAAGCGCGAGAGTCAAGGAAATCATCGAGAGCATTAGCTCTTTCCGATTCCAAACGATGCAATACTTCGGTCTGTAAATGAAGAGTACGCTTGTAACTACGTGGAACAATATTTTCAGTGTCTGCATCTTCATCCTGAAAATATATTAAACCGCAAGGGAGCTCTTCAACAAAACAAGGTTTAGGACGAGAGCAGTACCACTTTCCACCAAGATCTGTATTAGGAATAAGAATAGTTTTAATTCTATTCCTTATCACGATCCTTGCTGCCGGTTGTATATTGTTAAGGTCTACATGAGGCTCTGCCATTTAGACCGTCCTTTCATGATGTAATTGCATAATAGAAACACCAGTCCCATCCGGTTCATTCGAGACCACTTGATATCTTACACCACGAACCAACATAAGATCACCCTTCTTATACTCACGAGTAAACTTACTCGTCTGACATTGACAAAGAGGATCTTTAGAAAGAACTGGTGTATTTGTAGCGGCATCTACCTCTACGCTTTCATTATCGAATATAACCACAAGTGGGAACTGATAACCATCTTTGTGTATGTAAAGTGATGTTTCGGCGAACTCTGTTGTATTGAAGAATCCTTCCTCAAGATCCGTCTCCATTAATATTTGGAATTCGTTCTTTTGCACTACGATTACAATTGGTAATCCCCACATCTCAGCACTTTGGATACCATAACCTTCCATCGTAATCACGAGAACGTTACGGACAATAGGACTTCCCCATGCCTCTGTTGACACTATACTTCTCGGTTGAACATCAACCGGTCCTACCGAAAGTGAAGGTATTCCCCATCCTTCCTCGCTGATAATTGCATCCACTCGAATCTGTTGACTTATATTAATAGATCCCCACGATTCGGATGAAGCTATACCAGATGGAGTTATCACAACACCACCAGGAACAACAACAGGAACTCCCCATTGTTCACCGCTCACTATTGAATGAGGATTAATACTGACAGATGCAACTACTATTGTAGGAGCTCCAAACGCTTCACCAGATACAATAGAGAATGGACTGACTTGAACACCGGAAACAGTTATATAAGGATTTCCCCATTGCTCGCTTGATGTTATACTATTCATCTGTACAGATACAGGACCGACAGATAAAGTAGGAGTTCCCCATGCACCTTCACTTACGATACCAATAGGATTTACAAAAGCAGTTCCCGGTATAACAGAAGGACTTCCCCATTGTTCACTTGACACTATACTATTCGGAGAAACATAAACAGTTTCCGGATGTATAGTTGGCATTCCCCACAATTCTGAAGATGCGATACTCACTGGGGAAATAGTGGCACTCCCTGTCGAAACGGTGGGATTTCCCCATGCTTCTGAAGACACAATCGAAGATGGAATAATTGCAACCGAACCAGGATTGACTTCCGGTGATCCCCATGCTTCACTCGAAGCGATCGAATTGGGACGGAGCTCTTTTCCGAATGAAGGTAATCCCCATGCTTCACCAGATAGAATACTCTTCGGTAATATATACGCGGTCGCAGGCACGATAGTAGGATACCCGAAAATCAATCCACTCATTATACTATACGGTTGAATGAATTGAGGAGGTACGATCGTGATTATCGGTTGTCCCCATGCTTCAGAACTGTAAATTGTTCTCGGACGAATTACCATTCCTACAGATGGTGTTCCCCATGCTTCCGATGAAACAATACTATTCGCATTTACAAATACATTATAAGATACCGTTGGAGTTCCCCATCCCTCACTTGACGGTATTCCATTAGGATAAACGTGTATTGCACCTGTCAGTATATAAGGAGATCCCCATGCTTCTGAAGTTACAATTGAATTAGGAGCAACATTGACATTACCAACAGTCAACGAAGGCGATCCCCATGCCTCTCCAGAAGTTATCGAATTAGGATGGATAGTAACTTGTGCAACCGTTAAGGTTGGAGCTCCCCATGCTTCTGTACTTCCAATCCCATTTGGAGTAACGTATTGAGTAAACAACATGGGAGTTTCTGGTGCCGCAGAATTTGATAATTGTCTTTGAGTATAATAAGAAGCATAAGCATAGTTCGCGCTTCTTGCACTTGACATTATACGCAACTCTTCAATAGTTCCTACCCATTGACCTCCTGCAGAATCACCAGTCTTAAAAATACCAAGACCAGAAGAATCATAAAGCAACGATCCGCCTCCATGATCATCTGAATCTCGTGAAGCACCTTCTGTATATATAGCCGTATATCTTGCAGCATCGCACGTTCCAAGTACATGATACCATGTATTCACCGCTAAGATATTACCGGTCGTTGATTTTCGAGATCCATCAGAGCGTCCTATTTGAATTGTCAAGCTCTGATCACCATTCCCAACAGTACCTTCGTGTTGTAAACAATAAGCACCGTAAGGACTTGACGCTCCTACTCCTTTATGCACAATCTTTGCGTAATTGTCAGTCTGTGCAGTCCACTTGACAACTACTTCCAAAGAAACAGAAGCTGGTTCCAAGTTAGCGTTATCTGCTACAGAATACGTTTCACCAGCTTCGCTATCCGGTGCGACAGCCTTTCCATACGCTCCGTCAACAAGATCTGCGCTTTCAAATCCTCCGCCTCTTGTTGCATGAAGTTCGTAAGACGTGGAATCATTAAGATCTGTGGTAGATGGATCTTCATTAAAATGATAGACAGCGCGATAGACGCTTGACCATACATCTTCGCTTCCGTATGTTGCGTCTCTTGCTGGTTGCGTTTCGCCACTCTTACCATACCAGATGTAAACATCTGCTCCTGTAGATGCAGATATAAACGGTACTTTTACCCAGATCTCCGCTTTACCATTATTAGGATCGTTATCAATATGGAAGTTGACTACTTCAATAGATAGTCTTGTCGCTCCTGCTGCATCAGAAGTAAAGCGGATGTCCCCTCCACCCTCTAAAGCATGGTAGAGGCCATCCGCGTCGAAGATCTCATAATGCAGATTATACCACGTAAACAACCACGGATAGTCTGTTGAATCCGCAGTTACCGCCGCAGCAGGAATGTGAAGTTTACAACGACGTAACCATCCAGTTGGGAATGCCATCTGTCATCCTAACCTTGGAGTCTTCTGATATACCACATCCCGTTCGTTCTCCAGATCATCGCCTCTTGATGCAGAAAGAAATTTTCGTTCTGTTGTTTATACAACATAACACGAGCTCTCTTTCTCGTATTATCAACAGAAATTACATCCATCATTTCTGCGTGTCCTTGTGCATAAACCCATGTCTGAAGTTGCGACACGAAACGTTCCGAAGGTGAAAGCTCTGATTCAAAAACCGTCTTGAAATCATAGCATTTCTCTCCTGCGATATTATCGTTCTGCACATAGAACCGGACTGTTTTCCGTAAAGCAGCATCCTGCGTGGAATTGACCTCCACTACTATTACTTCGTAGAGGGCAATCCCCGCAGAATCGCTGGCAACGAGAACGGCTTGTCCGACGGCGAGAACTCCTGTAGCAGAACCGAGACTTTGTAAATATTCTGCTTTGTTCGCCATGCTTGACTCCTACAACTTGAAGATTTTGTTCGCACCCGAATCCCAGGTGATTGTGATATCCCCTCCGTTCGGAGTCACGGGAAGTCCTGCCGCCGCGCTGTCAATGTAACCGATAAGAGGACTGGTCGCTTCGTTCCCTGTTGACTTGACAAGGATCAAAGCTTCCGAGACATCACCGGTTACGCTTGCCAGAACGGTATCGTTTGCATCCGCTACTCCACCGGATGTTGACTTTCCTGCAAGAGTTGCATTCGCAACCCGTCCTGCTGCCGCGACGCTGGAGAGAAACTGGTGTGCGGCGGAAAACGTGTAATCCGCGGTATCGATCAGATACACAACGATTGTATCGTTGGTATAGTCGATATCCCCGTTGAGAAACGCATCCCTCCCGGGATCGTACATCGTATTTGCCATAAGATCACTCCTTCTGGAACGTTATTTACTGTCAATGAGATCTTCGGCAGCTCCCTGAATGGAAGCGATCTTTTTCTTACTGAGACCTTTTATCTCCTGTAAGTCTTCGACTCTCGCTTCCGCGACTGCCTGGACCGTTTGAAATCCCGCTTCAATCAACCGATACGCGATCTCCCGTGTGATTCCGTCAACCTTCATGAGTTCTTCCGCCATCTCTGACAGATCTTCCTCACCGATTTCTTTGACAGGTACAACACCTTCTGCCGTATTCAACACGGGATCGTCACCGATTACTTCCGCGGCTTTCTGTGCGATGAGACTACTCGCCTCTTCGCTTGAACGTTCAAGGATGGTTCCCGGTTCGTACCAGACTTTACCATCCTTGACCGACACCAATAATCTGATCTTCATACTTACTCCTTCGTCTGCTTGACGTTAAAGGTTTACAGGACGGTTGCGCACAGGAAAGCGTCAACCTGGACCGGGACCATCAACGGTGCAGATTGCACCATGATCCATCTGGCCGACGGATCTTCAACGATCCAGCTCTTCGGGAAACGCGGTACTGCCGCGAGCGCGGACAGATCCTTTATTGCGCCGTAAAGCTTCTCGGTACGTGCCGCGGGATTTCCCAGCAGAACCTTGTTCGTCGGCATCATCGGAGTATCAATGTCGCTCTCGTCGTCCACATACCATTCCTCGTATGTGTAAACATTGAGACCGAGCTCCTGCAGATATCCGTAGTACGTTACTCCGTCGGGAAGGAGTTGCGGATTGATACGTCCCATCTGAACGTTGATCATATTGAAAAGGTTTTTCCCTCCGCCATCCGTACCAATTACCTGTTCGCATTTCAGGAAAGCGTCAAGCGCGGACAGACCCATGAGACAGATCGTGGGATTGATACCTGAATCCTTGGAGATCAGGCGTTTCCACGTCTTGAGATCGTCAAGCGGAGTCGAATCATCGAGATCGCTCCACCGCGCCGTTCCGGTAAGAACCGGTTTATGTGTTGCGGACATGAGGAAGTCAACATCATCGTGGACACCTTCACCGATAATCGGACAGTGACCGGTTGTCAACGACTGGGCACACATCCACTCTTCCCGTCGAAGAACCATCTCATTCAGTTCGGCGAGATTGCGTCCGACTTCCTGAGCGGCTCTCATTGCGGGACCGCTGTTCGGCGCGTAGATATGCTGTCCCGGATCCCGTTTCATCATGTCTTCGGCGGTCGTCACCATCTTCGGCTTGACGTATGCCGGTTTATACGAACGGGTTGCGAAACCACGTTTCTCGACGACTTTGCCTTCCCTCATGGGATTGACAAACGGTGCGAGCCGCCGCTTCCCTTTGATAATGTCGATGTCCACCGCTTCGGTCTCGAATGTACGAGGCGCTCCGGTGAAGAACGTTGACAAGAACCACGTCCTCGGCGGTTCTATCTGCTCGAGAGCTTGAATCATCGTTCTCGAATTAAACAGATCGTATGCCATAATTAAGCCTCCCTAAGATGAGATTGATATTCGATAATAAAACTTAAATACTATTCCTACCTGAATTCCCAGCTCTTTCAGTGATTAATTTCCGCGCGCAACGGATGCAACGGGATACATATTTTTCGCGATCATCTGATCACGGACGTCCTCGAGATCCGTACCGCTTGCAAACACAAGCGAACGCTCGTTGAACTGTCCTTGCAGATAACCGATTGAATATTCCGCGGCCGAAGTTGCATCGACGTCTTCGGACAGAACGCAATACGGTTCGCTCGAACCGTCGCCCGCCGTTTTGTCAAGGAGTTTCACCTGTCTCGGATTGATCGTTACCGCAACGGTGAAAACATCACCGACGACGAAATCATTTCCACCGTCATTGATGAGGAAAGCAATCTGGTCGCTTTCATAAGCGGTTCCCACGGTTGCGTTCGGCAATGCGAGACTGTCGGGATCGACAACGGAAAAGATACCTCCGTTCGCTACTGCCGTAATGCAAGTAACGGTATACGTCCCCACCTTCAGATGACGACGGCCTTCCACACCCGTCATTGTCCCGTTCGCTGTTCCTATAGGAGTCAACGATCCCGTATTCGGAACCCCTTCGGTAACGGTAACGGTGAAGATCGAAGTGAGATCGAAGTTCGTCGCACCATCCGTCAATGTGAAATTAATCTCGGGACTTTTGAAAACGTATGTCGCTCCCGCGGTATTCGGCATTGTAAAATACCCGATATCCTGTCCATCGGGATTCGTCACACGGAAAGTCCCGCCATGTGTCACCGGGACTACGACGCAAGTGACAAGGTATGCTCCTTGTTTTGTTTTTGCTCCCCCGGATACCGCCGTACACGTTCCGTCTCCTGTCCCCGCAAGTGTCCCCGTAGTGGGAACGCTCACCTTGACACGACCCATAACCGAACCTCTCACGAGATTCTGTCCTGCCGCCACAAGGATTTCTTCCGTCACCAGAAGCTCATTGCTCCCGCCGATGAGATTATCGGGAATGAAAGAACCTTGACTGATAACTTCTGCCATAGAAAACCTCCGATAAAAATGTTTATTTACTTTACGTTATTGACAAACAATCGAACGGCGATAAAGTTATTTTGCCGACGAATGTCTGCTATTGTACTCCTTGATCCCGCTTATCATCCCCGAAAGGACTGCCTTGGTTTCCGTGTCTCCATCGGGAGGAGCTCCCGTTCCCACACCGCTTGCCAGATTCGCGAGTGCTTTACCATCCGAGTTCGTGTCCGCACCCATCTTGTCAAGCTGCTCTTTCTGCTTTGCAAGAATGAGACTGGAGACTTTGTCCGCCGTCATCTCGGTATTGAATTTATTCGCGGCAATCACGTCTCCCGCTCCGACTGCTTTGATCGCTTCAATGGATTTGATGCGACCGTTCTCCGCAGTGACGCCTTCCGTAAAGCCTGATTTTTTCGCGTCTGCGACTTTCGTTTCGGCTTCTGATTCCGCCTGTTTACGTCCGATGGCGACGGCCTCTGCATATACTTGAGGATGGCTCGCCTGGAGTTCTTGAAGAGTCATAGGACCTCCCATAAAAAAGGTTGTAGAAGATTTAAGCTTCTGTTGTTCACTTATCAACATCTCGAGACTACCAATCCTGTCCGCGAGACCGTTTGTTATTGCCTGTTCACCAAGAAACATTCCTCCTTGACCATACTTTGACAGAACGTCATCTGCCGTTACACCACGATACTTCGCTATACTACCGATAAAGACTTCTGCCGCCGCATCCACTGTTGATTGTATCTGCGCACGACCAGCTTCCGTCCCAGGATCAGGACGTTTATTCGGCGATTGACTTGAAACAATTTCAAATTCGTCAATTCCTTTTTTATCCCGTTCTCTTTTATTCGAAGAGTAAATAGCAACGACACCAATTGATCCCGCGTCTCCAGATTTACTTATTACAATCTCACTTCCTGCCGCCGCGAGCCAGTATGCCGCACTCGCTCCCATACCGTATATATATGAAATAACAGGCTTTTTTTCGTTCGCAGCAAAAATCATATCTGCGAACTCTTGTATACCTGTCAATTGTCCGCCAGGACTGTCAATGTTAAGTATGATTGAATCTACGGCATTACTATCCAATGCCGCTTTAAAATCGTATGCCAACGACTGTACAGATGCGCCTCCACTCATTGTCATCAGATTTGCTCTCGGGAAAATCGGGCCGACCACTGGAAGGATAGCCACATTATCCGCCAGTGAAACGCGGCGCGTTCCGTCAAGGAGAGGATAGTTGACAGCCTCTAACGCCCAGAAGTCTGAGATATTACCTTTCGCATCAAGATACCTTTCCCAGATCGTTCCGTGCATTGCCTTCGCAATTACTTCAGGAGTCAAGTCAGCATTTCTTGACGCCATCTCAATCATTACTTCCAATGCGATTGGAGTGATCGCCCATTTACTTTCGTAGAGTACTTGTAAAGCGTTCATCTGTACCTCTATATTAAATAGTTATATTTTCCTCAACTTGTTCTTCAACAGAAGGTTCTTCAGATTCCTCTACAACTTCAGGATTAAGTCCAAGACTATCAAGAAACTTCTTCTCCCTTGACCTCCGAAGCATTGCACCTTCCCAATCTTCACCATTGATTGCAATAAATTCATCCTCATTTGTACTGAGATTATTACTCATCCTGAGGACTGCCGCTTTTGTTTCTTTCAGAGGATCAAGCTGTCCTTGACTTGGACCAGTCCACGAACTTCCACACCATGCATCTTGAATAACTGGATCCTGAAAAAACCCGGGAGCATCAATACGTCCTTTGTAAATTGCCTCTATCAACCACTCTTTATAGACAGGTTGACAGAAGTATTGTGCCGCCCAGAGCCTTCTCATTATGTAAAACTTCCACGCCTCTTGTAGAGCTGCTTTCGCAGCAGAGTAGGAAGCACTGAAATGGAGTATTAATTGTTCAAACGGTATCTGTAAAGCAGAACCAATCTGCTTTACAATTGCCAGAAAGAACGGTTCAAAGAGTTGATTCGGTCTTCGAGGATCTGCAATCGATATATCCTGGTTCTCATTAAGCTCCAGAACATTAGCACTCCCCATCTCATAGAGCCGTTCATCCCGAGGATCATTCGGATCCTTGACAGAAACACCTGCTCCACCAAGACCATAACCAGGACCGGCAGGGATATATCCTTCTTGAAGAACATTCCCTGTATTTGTTTGTGACTTGACAAAGACCGTAAAATATGAATTGACAATCGCAGCTTGGATCTCCGCTTTTGACAAGCGAGTAATCTGTTTTAATTCGTCAACAACCGGAGCAAGCATAGGAATACCTCTCCTTTGTCCCGGCCTTTCTTTATCGTATAAGTGCAGAACTTGACGGCGACCAGTCGCTGTTCCATAAGCAGGGATACGTATCCACGTATCGCCGGCATTTACTCCCAGCCCAAGAACTGCATCTTGTAAAGGACGTCGGAAATGATAAGCAGTAGGAGCTCCCAATTCATCGATCTCAACTCCACCTGCGAGCTTGACAGTATCGAACGCCATATTAGGATTAGATACGTAATCAGCTTCCACTATTTGGATTCGAAGATCATATACCTGTCCTGTACGTGGAACTCTTGGCATTAATACGAATGTATCGCCACTTAATGAAGTAGAAAAGAAGGCGAGCTTTGTCAATTGATTAAAGGCAAGCGTACGAGCAGCATCGCACTCAAGACTATTTGCCCAGGAAAAGAACTCCCTTTCAGTTTTTCGTTCCCAGGCATCTGCCTGTTTATCTGACAAGCCGAGAGCTTCTCGATCGACACGACACTGGAGGCGTAATCCGAAGCCGATCGCATTGGTAGTTTCACGCCGCAGAGCACCTGTCGCAATTGGTGTATTGTAAAACAGATCACGAGAACCAGCTCTCGCGGCATCTGCCTTGAATAGTATATCAGTATCTGCCGTATTTGGTGAAGGGTTCCATCCCCGCATTGACCTCTTCGACGAACCTGGAACTATGATCCCTTGCTCTTCAAGGTTGTTGAATTGAGCTCTGTACCGGACACGTTCCATCCCCGCTTTTGGATTGACAAAGTTTACGAACTTGTCAATCAAGTTGAGACTTGCTCTTGGCTTCCGAAAGATCTCACCGATATCTGCCATAAAATGCTCCTCACCTTATATACTACAAATATAGCATAAAAGCGGTTAATCAGCAATGAATAACCGCTTTTCAGGTGAACATTTTCAGGCGTTTATCAGGCGTTCCGGTCAATCATCACGGAATAGAACCCGTCTTATTTTTATACCTCCACCTCCTGTCAATTGACTTAATGCAGTTTCGCATTCCTGCCGTCCTTTTTGAATCTCACTTAATCGGGCTCTTGTGTAAGTACGTGTCCCGATTGTGTAAGACTGATTTTTCAAGACAGCCTTTTCCGCCTTAATGTACTCTGCCAATAAGGCTCTGATTTCCGCCTCTGTCATTCCGGCCATAACTCCTCCTTTACAAGTGGTAAATATTATATTTCTACACCACGACTATGAACTCTCGTTCTTCGTCTGTGTCCTGGTAATGTTGATTGTACTCTTGGTTGATTGTGCATCTGTATAGTATCGAATTGTGGATTCAATATATTCAATGCCGCAATACTTAACACTCTCACGTCTAATGCTTCATTGCGTAATCCTTGCGGCAACATCCAACAGAGTCGATACCGTCCGTTAATCCATTTCTTATCAAGATACTCTGCCGTCAATTGTTGAAAATACGCTTTGTCGTAACAATGTTTCTTTGGCCAATGACAGTATCCAGGTTTCCCAGGATCTGTCAATTTCCAATAAGAATACAGTTTACTTTTAATCTCATCCGCGAACGCTCGAAAAGGCCAGACACCAAATTTATTCTTCCTTAACGGACGGTCAATCTGTCCTCGTCCCCATCCTTCATCACCTTTTACGGCAAAGATTCGACGATGCTCTCGCACACGACAGAACTCATATACAATCTTTGTCAAGTATCCACTGTCAATTGCAGCGACCGCCACAGGATAGATACCACCATTCTCGGCTTTCCATCCCCTGTTCAAGTATTCGTCAAGCTGCTCCCAGACTTGCGCCTGTTCAGTATCTCCCCTGAATACCGCGTAATCAATCCCCCATGATTCCATTCCGTGTCCGTATCCTACAACTTCACATTCGATACGATCCCTCTGTACGTCTGCGCTCGCTGTCAACACCAGAACTCCATTCGGTATCTCTGCCTTGTAATCCTCTTTATGTTTTTCAAGTTCTGAATACGCAATCTCTTGACCACTCTCACTCCATGTCTCTCCCAATACCGTATTGATGAACGCTTTTAATTCCGCTTTATCATTCTTACGTATCGCAGTCAACCATGCCGCGACAGCCTCTGACCATTTGTAAAAACCATAAGGACTATAGAGGCTTGATATATGAAAAGACGGATATGGAGCGTTCGGTTGTTCGGCAATCCAACGGGCTCCAGGCGCTTTCGGGTCTGCATAGTTTTCGCATTCTTTCAACATCTGCGTTTTATAACGCTCTTCGATAAGTACTCCACACTTTTCACATAATAACATAGCGGTAGATGGATCATCATTGTCCCATTTAATACGAGACCATCTTATCCAATCCATGTGTCCACAATGCGGACACGGTACATGATACCGCTCTTTAGTACCACCTTCAAACAACGGTTCTATAACAGACGTTTCTTTTATTGTAGGAGTTGATAATCGGTATATCTTGCGATGAGGAAAGTTTGCCGTTCGACGAATTGCCAATTGTGAAGGACTACCTTCTTGTTGTATGTCCTGCTCGTAACTGTCTTCCTCGTCAAGCGTAAGACGCTCTATCGGCATTGACCGTAACGACGCCGCGCTATTTGCTCCACCGAAGCGGATCATCCCACCTGGGAATAACTTGATCTTTGCCGTATCACCCGAACCGCGACCGCGTGAAATACTCTTCAACCGCTTCCGTAAATCTGGCATCTCATCAATAGACGGATCAAATCTTTGCTTTACAAAGACATCCATATCGACAAGCGTCTTTTGAACGTATAGCATCGGCGCTGGGGAGTAGTCGATTGTATAAAACATCCAATTAAGCGAGCACTCTGTAAAGCCTAATTGTGCTCCCTTCATTACGACGATCTGTTGTGTAAGATCATCTGGGCTTAACAGATTCATAATACGGCGTAGAAACGGAAATCTTTCCGTCCGCCATAGACCAGCTTCGTGCGCTGAAATTTCGGGCAACACACGAGATTGATCCGACCATTGTGCAACAGTCAATGGAGGTTTGGGAGCAAGCGCTCTCGCGAACGCTTTATACATTGTACTCTTGTTGCGTTTATAAATTGTTTTATACTTGATCTTCGGTTGAATCGAAGTCTTTTTCTTGTGTTTCAAACTCTTCAACGTCTTCGTTGAAATAATCATTTTTACCTTCTTTGTCTTCGCGGTTAATCTCAAATACTAATGTTGTAAGTGCATGAGTAATTTCTTCAGTGAGATTTTTATGGATATCGGTTGCGCTTGTCATTGAAGCGTATACTTCCGATACTCTATCAGGTATTGACAAAAGCAGTTTACGAAGTCGCACTGCTATTTCTTCCCATTCTTTTTGTACAACCGCAGTCTCAATCAAGATACCTGCGTCTTTCAAAAATGATAACTTTGCCTTTTTAGCAAGATAGACCTGCTTGACGGCTTCCGCTTGCACCCGAGACATATTACGTGTAAAGTCACCATCCTTGTCTTGTGGTTCTTCGATTACATCGATCGGATGCATTCCCTTTTTATCTTCTGTATCCATCCGTATATCTTTTCCTATTGTTGTTGTTTCGGTCTTGTATCTTTTTAGATTAGTATAAAGATTCTTTGGATTTTTTTTCAGGCGATCCTCGATCGCTGCATCCGTGTATCGGTATGCTTGACCGGATGATTCTATGAATAACCGTTTGTTCAATAGCCAGTCATATTTCCACATGCCATTGACAAGTTCCCTTTTCAGGCGACCAGTTTGTAAAGCAGTTAATACAGATTGACCGCTTATAGCAAGTCTTTTCTTTAGTTCGGCCGTTCGTATGTATTCTTTTTCTGCCATTATGATATTCCTATTAAAATTTACGTTTCAATTCTATTTCAGATTTCGGGCAATTTTACCGAATCCGCTGGGAATGAATCGACAGGCCAGACCGGTTCGTTAAATTCTTTAATAAGCCTGGACACCTCAAAGCGGAATCCTGACCATCGAAATTTTGGGAACAGAGGGAGTTAGACACTACC